TTAAACCACAAGATATTTATTCATTAATTGAATCTAAAACCCCTGCATCATTTTATAGCTACTTTTACCATTCCTATTTGATTGACCTCGTCCCAATCAACAGATTCACCGAAGTATGAATTCGAAATCACGTGTATTTGGTCGAAAAAAGCCTGAGACAAATGAACGAAATTGTTCATGCTACCATACTTATCATCATTGAGATACTTGTCATAAATCTCTAATGAGACAGAGAATGATAATGTTTTAGTTGATACATCGAACATTATCATATGAATCTTCACCAGGGCACTCATTGAATTAAATGCCATGAGGAAGCGGTCTACCTGATTTCTATACTGATCCATATATTTACCTATATTAGCAATAGTTTAGTTATAACCAAAAGATGAGGACCGCTTTCGCAGCCCTCATCTTATTATACCATGACCCCGCGAATTAGCTTGAGGGTGTGATTTCGGAATAACAGTACGCCTTTCCTCCATCATTGCTGATCTTGTAACCATTGTTCTGTACGATATCAGAGATTTGTCTGACCGTAAGAGGGTTACGCTTGATGCAACTCTGTGTTGCCTTCAACGTGGGGTTGACACCATCGTTAACTCTGCCATTGACATAGTTTAGGATCTTTCCGATGACGATATGATCATTCGGATTTGCCGCCGCATTGGCCTTGATCGTCGGCGTCTTTGGCGGGAGGGCGGGCGCTGGTGTTTGCGAATTCCAGATAACGGAAGTGCCATCCTTGGTTGCAATGTTTACGAAGTCATCGTCATCGTCATCGGTGGCAGCATCTAAGGTCCAGCTAAAATAGCCGACAGTTCTGTTCCACTTGCGAGCATATCCGGTGATGTTATCAACACCACAGACGCCATGAACTTCAGTTCGTACAGCGTCATGTTCGATACGCTGCGTATTCGGAGTCCCGTCAACATCTTGAAACGGAAGACCGTGAATCTCCAAATCGCCCGCGTTGATCTTTTTACGAATGGCAACGGTGATGTCATGGGCGCTGAATTCACAGCCGTTGGCTACAAATCCATTGTGGATTTCGTCACTCACTGCTACTGTCAATGTCTTTTGCATCTTGCTCTCTCCTGTTTTTTGTTTGGTGTTATATCTTGGACTTGGCGGACAATTTGAACAACCATGTCTGGTAAACAAACTATTGCAAACATGGCATCTGGTTGAAAAATGTTTTCTGGCAATCAAGGGGACGGTGGAGTTTGAGAGTGTTATTCTATATCTCATGATGTACTCCAATCTGAAAAATCAAGGTGTTGGGAATCTTCCACCCCAATATTAACTCTTGCATAAACCCTTGTGTCTGGTTCAAAAATTGATAAAACTTCGGATGGAATGTTATCAGTTGTAATGGTGATCACTTCTGTGGCACTAAATCCAGGGATGACAATATTAACAAGTTCTCCCTCAACACTTAACACTCTAATGAGTTGCCGCCACTTCTTTGTCTTCTGATTTTCCGATGTTCTTAACTCCGAAAATTGTTGGATACCTTGAAGCAAGATCTCCAGTTGCCCAAGCATCGTTGTCTTCTGATTTTCCAATGTTCTTGACTCCGAAAATTACTGGATACCTTGAAACAAGATCTCCAATTGATTCCTTTTCAGTTTTTCCTGTACCAAAGATACCTTCGATGTTCGTTAGTCTCGCTTCCCATAGATACAAAGAGAATTGCTTCGTGGCTATGTTCTCATCATTGTCTTTCAAATACCAGAGCATAAACTTTGTTCCTGGCAATCCTTCAAAACCCAATGACTCATAAAATTTTCTTAGATCTTCAACTGTGATAGGATCTTGTTTCTCTCCCAAATCTCTAAATGGTATCGCCTGTAGTTGGATCGGAGGGCCAAACCCTTCCATGATCTTCATCATTAGTTTTCGAGCGTACCCTTTCTTTCTCTCACTTAGCTTCACCTTAAGATTTGAAATGGTTGGTATGAACGATGCGTTTCCCTGAGTGTATTTGCAAGCCGCCACAACCGCACCTTCCTCGATCATCTCAAACTCAGTCTTTCCATCCACTGTTGTTCTTACTGTTTTCAATATAACCCCCTCATCTCGGTGATTCAAGCTCTGGATTAAAAATATTTTTTTTCTTCTCTACTTCTGGACCAGAAATCTCTCTCTCGTCAATAGTATACCCTTAAAGTTAAATCCCTCTCTATCTATAAGATTGTTCAAATTCAATCAAGTAGTCAAGAGTATGCTGTTTAACATCATAAACTACAAATTCATCATGAAGGAGTTTACTCCATCCACAATCTGTATAATTAGCAGCCCCCATAACAGAATCAAAACCATTCGGTGCTTTGACAATAGAACTGCTACCCTTGCTTAATTTTTTCACTTTCCCAAGAGCCACGTTGGCAACAAACATAAATGAAGTATTTCCATTGGAAGATCCAGATCCACCAAATCTGCCAGTAGAATATTGACTTGATTTTGTACTATTATTAGCGAAATAAGCCCCGTTTCCCAATAACGCGCCAGTAATATAGACCCCAGGAGGACGTATTAAAATTCCTCGTTTACATATTCCCAAAATATTTTGAGATCCAGATCCATGGAAAAGTTCTTGACAATTCCCGGTTTCCCCCATTGTTTTTTTATGACTTGATTGAGATTTGCTTTTCATTGAAAAAATTCGCCTTGGATTCAACTTCCAATTGTGGTGCTTCGACTGAGTATTGACAATAAGATCGCAGACCTGTTTGAAAGTGGCACTGTCCACTTCAGAAAACTCACAGTTCGCCTCTTTCAAACGTTTTTCTTCATCTGTCGTGGCGAAACCGCCCATCATTCCCTTCACATCACCAAGAAGGTCGAGAAGATCAAACTTATCATCAAGGATTGTAGCATTGTTGAGGGCAATTCCACGCATCCAATCATCACGGGCATCTTCTCCGGCTTTAGTTTTCGGGCGAAGAGCAATTTCCTGTGGAATAGTGCTGTAGAACTTGTCAGTTATAGCGATAACCTCAGATTCAATTGAGTCAATACGAGTGGCGTCAGCGACCAAGATGGCATTCGCCTCTTGAAGAATGGCTCTACCATCTTCAATCTGAGTTTTTGTAAGAGTCCCAAGAGGGTTCTCTTCACTCGCTTGAACACTTCCATGAAGCTGGCTTTTACAAGCGTTACCGGCTTCACTGTAGAGCCTGGAAACCAACTGAGAAATCTTGATTGGAATAACCTTCTTTGATTTATTCTTTTTGCCTGTGTCGGCAACGGTGATGTTCTTCTGATCGAAGTCGTCTGATTGAACAACTTGGTTCCCAGCATCTGTTCCAAGGTTGGAATTCACAACATCAACCTTAGTATAAGGCTGACTCTTGCGGGTGGTCTTGGTGCGGAAAATCTTTGCGTACTCTGCGCGTCCTGCCGTCTCGTCTTCAGGCATACGCTCCAATTGGGTAGAGTATGAGCCTGTGCGCCCGTTAGCTGTGAAGATCCTCCAATAACCAGAGGCGTTTTTGTGTAACTCCATCTGATAGAACTTGTTAGACCCTTTCTTGAGGTCAGTGCATTGGAGTGTGGCGGAATCAATCACATCGTAGGTTGTGTCAAACGGATGTGTGCCAAACTTGTGTGCTTTGAGGCCCATGTTATATTCTCCGATCTGAGTTAGAAATTGTTTGGATTAAATATCAACGTGATCACTATATCTCAGCAAAAGTTAATTCCAAGGGGTTTGCGACAAATATTTCACTATAACTTGGAAAGGGTCCATGTTTACGACACGTCTGGGGCGAGGGCTCAAAATTTTCAACATAATATATGGGCAAACCATGACAAACTTCTCACCGCCTTCCCAAAAGGAAGAATGGACAGCCCAAAACCGCTCATCCCTATTCTTCGACACCTCACAAAAATCTTTAGATGACATGAGCATTTTACGAGAGCCTCCTGAATTAACGATCTTTTCAGCTACTTTTTTGAGGTCTAATGTTTTCATCTTTTCTCCAAGGTTGAATTAGGGAACAATGTTCTAATTGATTTTATCTTTTCAGCCATTTCGGCAGCGTCCTTAAATGATACCGTGATGGGAACGTAAAAAGTCAATTCATTAATCTCTGAGTCACTAATCGAAGAGAAAGAATCTACAAGGACTCTATCCAATGGATGTGGACGATGTTCAGGAGGGAGCCCACTATGTTCAGTATCAACATATGATACGACTTCTTTTTTTTCTATTGAAGACTTCCCTATTGTGTCTTCTATTCTTGATTTCCCTGGATCTGTTGGGAATTCCATTATTCTGACCCCGCTATTTTATAAAGATTTTCAATTTCCCATTCCATGTTTTCCTGAGCCATTGCTTCTGATGGTGCAAATTCGTCAGTCAAGAAAACATCCGACTCTATTGTGCTCTTCAAAAACTTATGTCTACCATTCACGTATTCATTTATTGTGCAACCACCATGAACAATGTATTCACTGGCGATTGCCTTGGCGTACTTCTCGTAAATATTCCTTGGGGCTGCAATTATTGAATAGTCAAGACCATGAAGGCGTCTTTCTGTCAAGCAACTGTAATCTACCCCGGCCTCAGTCGAAAGAATAAATTTTTCTATCTTTTTAGAATCCTTCCTCGAATATGTCACGCTCAACAACGATCCAAATTTCTTCGCTGACGTGGCTTCATGTACAAATTTATATCTTTCATCAGCAGAAAACATTGGTGTTTTACCAGGATTCATACCAATTGCAACGATAACCTCATCAAAAATTTTGGACGCTCTCTTGATGATATCAAGATACCCATTGGTCACAGGATCGAAGCTGCCAGCATATACGGCTTTTCTTATTTTCATAATATGTCCTTAAGCGGTCGTGTCGTAATATTGTTACAAATTAGAGGAATATAGCACCACTTGTGGTGTCTGTCAAGCTCTCAGGAAGGGAACAAGCAGAAATATAGCGAAATACTAAGACACTATAACTTTTTAGAATGGCTTGAGCCCAAGCGGAGGAAATTTTTTACATGGCTATACGAATTAGCAATTCAACTGGTTTTGATGGTGTCTATTGTGAAGACTCTTTAGGGTACTATGAAAGCGGAGCCTTCGTTGGCGGTGGGACAAGACAAATCTATAACAATAGAGATGACGCCACCAAGCAGATTTTTTATGAGATTTACGGTACTATTAATAGATGGACCATAGCTCAAAGTTACAACGGCTTCAATCAATACACTAATCTGAAGCATTCCGCCTTAGTGCCGCCACCCGGTGTCTGGGGTGACGGTGGTCTTACCATAACACAAAATGTCGATTGTTCAAGCTCAAGTAGCTCATGTTCCTCAGTTTCCCAAAGTTCTTCCTCATCATGTAGCTGCTCAAGCTCTTCAAGCTCCCTCGACAATCTTGCTGTATCAGCATTTAGTGTTGGTGGTTTAACCCAAGCTCAGAACGGTGTTTATTGCGCCTTTGACTCTGGTTATTATGATCACGGTTCATGGGTATCTGGTGGAAGCAGATTGAGATATCAAGATCCAACTAATGATTTGTTCTTGTTTTACAACAATTATGCTGGTGGATGGTGGATATTGGCAAATGAAGATTTATATGACGGCCAAAACGAAATAGATTTAATACAAGACAATGGAACGACTCCACCCACTGGATCATGGGACGGGAGCGCAGTAATTGCAACGGCAACATGTGGTAGCTCATCCTCAAGTTCATCAAGCAGTTGCTCATGTAGTTGCTCATCATCTTCCTCAAGTTCCTCAAGCTCATCTTGTTCAAGTTGGGTTTCATCAAGTTCAAACTCATGTAGTTCAAGCTCATGTTCAAGTTGGGTTAGTAGCTCAAGTAGTTCCAGCGTCGATCCGTTTGGAGCCCAATCATATAAGATAACCGGATTTGAAACCTCTGGATACAATGGCGTCTACTGCCCTGATCATGTCGCCTATTTCTTAGATGGTGCATTTGTTGCTGGCGGAAGCAAGTTCGTTTATGAAAACGCCGCCGATGCCACCAAGATCTTATTTTATGAAGAAAGAGAAGTGGGAAGATGGGTTCTTGCTCCAAGTACATATAATGGTTTTAACAAAGCCGTATCGATCCCTTTTAGTGCCGACTCGCCTCCAATTGGAGTTTGGGGAAATGATGACCTCACATTAATTACAGCAGCATGTGGTAGCTCAAGTAGCTCAAGTAGCTTAAGCAGTAGTAGTAGTAGCATGTCCCTTGACCCTTCACCGTCAAGTAGCTCAAGCTGCTCATGCAGTTCGAGTTCTGCCGATTCAATTATCGAACAAGCATATAAGGTCACTGGAACCGCAGATGAATATTCTGGAATCTACTGTGCAACTGGTGGTAAAGGATACTGGCAAACATCAACGTTGTCATTTGTAACAGGTGGAAGTCGTTGGATTTATACCCATAGAGACAACAATGAATTATTTAGACTGTTCTACAGTGACTATGATGGTGGATTATGGATTCTTGCTAATGAAAACTCATACGGAGGAGATAATCCACGTTGCTACGTGTTCGATTCTGGAACCTCTCCAGCCACTGGTGCCTATAATGGATATGGTGGTGGCTGTACTATAACTGCGGCGGCATGTAACAGTAGTTCAAGTTCAAGTAGTTGCTCAAGCAGTTCAAGTAGTTGCTCAAGCAGTTCAAGCGGTTAATCCCTTGAAGTTCGATAGGAAAAGACAAAAGAAGTGGAGTTGGGGGCATTGCGGATACTATAAACGTATCTGGTGTGATAGCTCCTGGGAATTGGCCTTTCTCTTATATCATCTTGATCATGGGACCGACATAAAGCGCAATAATCGTGGCTTTGTTTATAAGTACTATGGTAAGAAGCGTAAATACTACCCTGATTTCATCATAGACGGCGAGTATATAGAGATTAAGGGCAAGCTTGATAAGAAGAGCCAATCAAAGATAAAACAATTCAGAAGGCCCCTTAAAGTGGTTGGAGTGAATGAAATCACGCCTTATCTTGACTACGCAAAGAAAACTTATGGCGAAACATTCCATAAGATGCTGAAATAGCTAATTTTTCTGCTCGTATTCCATCATAGTTCTTTGCCTAAAGTCAATTTCTGATTCTTGCTGAATCATATTAAAATCTTCAAGCTTTTCAATAAGCCCTTCTGGAAACTCGTCTCCTATTGGGCCTTGCGCTTCTGGTGAAGGCATTAATGCATTATCAGGTGTGACTAATGGGAAAGCGGTGAAATCATTTCCCTTCAATCCACTAATGGTGACATTGATATTTCTGTTTGAATCGATGTTCTTAGTAAGACTTTTCATCACCGCCAATTTGGTTTCCATGGCCGCGAGGCTCTTTCTATGCTCGGACAGTGTCGCCCACATAGCCTTGTCTGAATCGCTATCTTCTTTCAGAGTAGTGATCTCTGTTTGAACAGCTGACATATCTTTAGACAATTGAAGGGTTGATTGGATAAGGAATATAGCGAGATAGCCGATGACTGGAAGCATCACAGTTGTGATTATCCAGATGACTATTTTATACTTCTTTTTATTGGTTTGTACTTCAGGTTCTTCCATAATAAAATTTATTTCTAATTTCTTTTTAACAATACCTTTATAATACCATGAAAAAACTTGTCTAATTAAAGGGTACAGGCACTTTGATCGAGTATATTCATTTTATGAAGACCGATTTCATACATTGGACGGTTATATAGCCTTAATTTAAAAAGGAGACTAAAGAATGAGCCTAATATACAACACATTAGCAGCGATGGCTGATCATGACAATGACAATAGTTTCAACAGCAGTCCAACTGTCGATGAAATTGTGACTTTTTTGACTTCCCTCGTGACCGCTGGAAAATTGCAAACATCATATGAATACCTTGACGTTGGCGGCACAGCTGTTGTCGATGCGGGATTCCAAAGTCTTAAGTTTTTCCTTGAAGGGATTATGGACAATGGGCAGTATTCAACAATTAGTGATTCGATGATCGCCGAAATTGATTATCGTTTCAGACTTAAGACCAACCTGGACGTTGAATTGCCAGAGAGCATTGCTTCAAGTTCAAGCTCAAGCTCAAGCTAATCTTAAGACAAGCTTAAATAAAAAGGGGCGGCAAGTAATTGCCGCCCCTTTTCTATGCCTTAATTCAATAAAGTTCGTTATCACAAAGGTATTTCCATACCCCATCATCCATGAACTCTTTAACGTAAGCGGCTTGTGATGTGTCGTCTTCGACGATACACCTTCTGATTTCCGTTGAAGATATCTCTGGGACATCACCACCACTGTAAAGATAAATGTGTGGTGGCTTTAAGTACCAGTCTACAGACTCATCTCTTTCGGTCCCTTGTCGAGACACCACGACAAAGCGCATCATCTTCTCAAGATCTTCGTAGTTCACCCACTTATCAAATGTGTTAGCATTGTCCAACCCAATTATCATACTAAAATCATATTGGTCTTTTGCAAAGTCTTCATCAAGCAATCTCTTTACAAAATGGTAAGTCTCACCACGTAATTGATTTTTGATCTCATAATCAAATGTCTTTATTCTGCAATCGTTAGCGCATAACAAGTTACACATAGCCAATCTATGCTCTGGTGTAACGAGTTCTTTGTTATACATGTGCTGATAACACGGTACAAACCAAACCTCATCGAAGTTCTTACTTGTATCGAGAATGAACTGTGCAAGCCTTAAGTGGCCAATCGTAGGCGGATTAAAAGCCCCACCAAGAAGAGCGACCTTTGTCTTTCTCCCCAACGTGTGGTATTGCTCCTTTCTTCTCTCTGTCTTATTAAGAGTTGACTGCACAAGCTCTTCTACTGACCAGCCAGACTCACTACACAACATCATTGTTGAAGCAAATCCCCCGTCTCTTCTCTGAGATTCGTAATATCTGTTGCGTTTTTGAGTTCAATCGCCTCGCCCAAAATATCTTCCTGTCGCTGCCGAAGTGGTGTTCTGCCAAAGGCGTCAATGAATCTACCATTGACTAATTCTTGGAGTTCTTTAATTTTCATCCGTTCGCCTCTCATTATACTTATCAACATAACTCTCAGTGATTTTATGATCAGCTGGGAGACACTCAATTTTATTTTCACAAAACTCTTCGGCTATTTTAGCGACCTCTTTATCTGTCATCTCACCATTCTTTCTCATCAATTCATCAGCGATTGCGCCAATGAAGGATAAATTTTCGTTAATGATAATAGACGTTTCCTTGGCTCGATTGTCAAGTATCAAATCAATATCTTTGTTTGTTCCGTCAACATCAAGATTAAGAAGACTGGCATCTTCAAAGTTAGATGTCACAACAACTGACAAGCTATCACCCATGCCGTAACGACGGAGCATTTTACTGGCCAACTTAGTTGCTTCCATAAGATCGGAAGCGCACCCTGACGAGGTCATCCCGTCACCAAAAAATGCGATTTCACCGAGACGGCCAGCAAGATAAACCTGAATCAAGCTTATCAAGATATTCTTTGACTCTAACATAGAGTGTGGCATTACAAAGCCGCCAGAGAACATTGATATATTACTTTTAATCTGACATGGCGCAACGCCAAACTTCAACATATAAACAACAGCATGTGAAGCTTCGTGCAACGCCACGAGATGCTTTTGTTCCTCAGAAGTCTTGCCCTTAATATTGTCAATACTACAGGTCACCTTCTTACTGAGATTTTGATCGCGTATTTTACAAACCATTTTGTTGTCTTTGAAGGATACGTCAATTTGATTACAGTCTTCTAAGAGCGCCGCCATGATAAATGGTGGCATTGAAGTTGTAAACAAACTGTTGATCGTACTAAATACTGGCCTTACACCTTGAGCGGGGAACACCCCATTTCTGTATATCACATTGTTTACCGAACGATCAACTTTGATGTCAATGTCGGTGCTTGCCTTAAAACTATTGGTTGCGTCTATGATCTTTCTAGAAATAAGTTCCCGGTAAGATTTTGAAGACAAGCACGGATAAATGATATGAGTATTGCCAAGTCGGGCAATCTGTTCATACCTGAATCTCGTTTTCAATGAAGTGCGGATATCTATTGTGTTAATATCAAGACTTCGCTTGTGCAAGATATCTGCATCGGTATCTGCATCTTCAGCGCGGGAGGCCATCCAGAATGCAGAATCAAGATTACCACAAATGAAAATCAAAAGTTGGGAATAGCTTTCACCATGAAGGATATCATCTCTTTCCATTGCCTCCATGATTTTCTTCTTTTTGGTTTCGGCGGTCCATTTCATTATGGTTTCAATGGTGTCAGGGATTCTGAGAGTCTTCTTTAATGATTTGGCAGAATAGAAACTGAAGCTAAAGCGCTTCTTAGTGCTGACTTCCTTATTTTTCTTGTTCTTACTCTTAGTTGTCAAATTACCATGTTCAATAGGGGGCTCTACATCGGCGTCGTCGTCTCCACTTCTCTCTTCATAATAAAGAGTGTCCATTAACATCTCAAGGATCTCATTCTTACCCTTGCCGGAGTTTGAAAACTTTCCATCGCTAAGAAGGGTCCAAATATCTTGAAACCTCTTAAGATCGGTACGCTCATGGCCATGCTCGTCAATGGTGCGATAACGTTGGAATTCGTCAAAGAGAACAACGCCTGGAGTTTCGGGCTCAAGACTGCTACATCCAAGAACACCTTGAATTGAACTGTGCCAGTGGAAGTTACTTGTGTCTTCAATGTCCATTGGCATTTCAAGAAAACGATCACTAAGATCAAGAAGCTGTACAAGGCGACGAATCAAATCGGTTTTCCCAACTCCAGTCATTCCCCAAAGATTTACGATTACCGGATGTGTGATAATTTCTGGCATAATGTACCAGACTCTTATTGAATCGATTATTTCATCGATTGTTGGATTAAGACCAACGAAATGTTTTTTGAGTTCAATCGAAGCGTTTTCAAGCTTCGACTCTCTTTCCTTAATCTTACCGATCAACTCGTCACGATTAATTTTTTTCATGTAAGCCTCACTTTCTTATAAAGTGATCACAAACAACACAGTTGTTACATGAACACGGTGGGTTGTCTATAAATGAAGACCCTATTGCCTTTAACAAGTCGAGAGGGTGCTTCCCTTCTGAATACTCCCTGCCATCGCCATCGTGATAAACTTCTGCCAAGATGTGACAATCTGGACATGGGGTAATCCCGTTGTCTATGACATAACCGCCGTCAGGAAAGTGATTCCGATCTATAATATGATGTGCGTCTACATCCCCAATGACCTTGCAACATACACATGTATAGTCGTCACGCTTAAATACCGAAGACCGGAATAATCACCTGATTTCTTTTTTACCTTTACCCATCCTGATCCTCCTGTTACCTTATTATCATAACATGGTTTCAGAAAATTTCAAGTGGTTATCAGATAACCAATTAAGATAAAAATTTGGCGACTTCAAGCTGCTCGAACGAGTTGTTCTCATTTGTCGGATTGAATACATAGGCACTTGTGCCCTTGATATCGATATTGCTATCGTCATAGGCTACAGCGGTCCCATTCACGTCCTGCTTCGCATGTGAGAAGAGATCGAACACGCTCGGCAACGAATTCAAGTATTCAATGTAGGCTGGCATTACTTCTGAAAGCATACGACCATTTTCCTTTGCGGAAGAAACGTCAGCCTTGAAGTTAGCGTCCATGTAGACAAGTTCACGCTTCTCCAAGTCAATGTATGCGATATACTTGGTATAGCATTCACCAGTAATTGGAAATGAGAGTTGGCAACGGCTTGGCTCGAAGAGCTTACCCTTTTGCGGAGCCTCACCCCATTGAAGCGCACCAAAGACCTCAGTGGCCTCGCTGAACTTCTTATGAGAATAGCACAAGACATTCCAAACAGCATAACGTACTCCAAAAGCTAACAACTTGTCAATGTACAAGTCGATCATTTGACACGCCTTTCCGTCAGCAGTCTTTGAGTTGGTTGGATCGCCAGAGAATGCGCATCCCTTTCTGGCGAAAGTCATATTCGCCCAGCAACACGCGCCCTTTTCCTTCCAATCCTTGTTAAAGAAGTTCCAACCATTGTCGTACCAATTGTTAAAAGTGTCAGGTAATTCCCAATAGCTTGCGCTTCTGATGAAATTAATATTCTCTGGAATCGGGAACACGGTTCCACGACCATAGTTCGTTAATTCAGAGTCGTTGCCCTGGATTTTAACGAGACTCGTTCTGGAATCAAGATTGACAGAAATTCCACTCATCTTCTCATTAAGAGCATCGTCGATCTTCCCAATAAGAGTTATGACCTGTGGATTGTGACGTATCGCCTTTGAGTTTTCAACGATCTGCAACTTGGCCCAATTACTCTTCGGCGGATAAACAAGATGATTTCTTTCCTTCAAGGTTGAAAAGAACTTCTTCACCTTAAGGAGTTTAATAACCGTGAGCTTTGGACAAATTTCTGCGAAAGCGTCGATGGCCGCGCTTCCAAATATTGAAATAGCGTGAGACAATCTTCTTGCAAAGACACCGGGTCTGCTCTTAAGAAGAACGAGAGCGTATGCGTCTTCAGTCTCAAGATATTTCTCAAGCTTTGAATTGAAGCTGACAACGTTGTTGTTGTACAAGTTGTTATTTGCCTTCACCACATTCGGGAAAGCATTCTTATAATCGCCTGGATGCAATCTGTTTAAAAGCTTCTTCCAACGATTCTTGTCCATAGCGATGTCTTCCTCACAATCATTCTGATTTTCAATCAAGGTGAGCAAGAAACGTCTTTCCTTCCGCGTAAAGTTTCTAAATGGCGTGTTGGTTCGCATGGTTATGTCACCATCGGACAATCCAATTGCAAGGCGCAACACATCCGTGGCTGAATTGACACTCGCCGCCAAACCATTATTCATGGCCAAGACTGCGACTTGGATCATGTTTTCCTTGAAGGGGATTTTTGACAAATTAAAATAGCACTTCTCATTGATAATAAGATGTTCAACAAACATTGATTGCTCATCAGTCCATCTGGCCGGAGTCAAACAAAGCTCATGACAGATGTCCTGCTCCTTATTTGCTCTTGCGACTTGAAGTGTCTTAAGAGAAATACTTTCAAACATCTGGTCTCTTTCGACCTCTTCGGTCGTGAAAAATTCATTTGGAACGCCAAGGTACATAAAGATTTGGCAAATCCAATACTCGGCCAATGACTTATCAAGTACTTCCTTTGGAAAGTTCTTATAGACAACATGATCACCCATATTCTTGGACTCACCAGTGATTTCCTTAAATGCAGGCTCGACGGTCTCCCACCACGCAATGACGTTTTCATCGCTTAACTTGTTGAATTCACGCAAGGCTTCTGTTGAGAATATATACCCATAATAAAGCAAATTGGAACAAATCGTTCCGACGATATTTCTTGACGCTTGGTCATCCTTGGCTTGGGCCGGGAATTGTACAAGACTGTTTCTCAAAAAAATGAAGTGCTTCATAGTGTATCCTTATGTTGCTTTGTTTGTCTATGAAATAAATCGGAGGGAAGTGAAATCTCTAAGTTTTCTTATTAAATGAAGTTTTAGAAGGAAGAGAAAATTTTCATGCCCTCCAAAATTGAAATGTAAAAAAAGAAGGTAATTGATGACTCTGGTTTATCCATTATCTTTTTAGAAGGAAGAACCATCATAGCCTTTCTTAACACCAAACATCTATACTATAGCATCGGTTCGGAACAATGCAAGCGATGTTGCAAACTTTTCTGTTGTCTGACTGTCTATTATACAACGTTATTTTAATTAACGAAATTGCTTCGCATCGTGCTTTTTCTGATCGATTGCGGCCTGTGGCAACAAATCTTTATCCGACAAGGCTTCCTCCAACAAAGAGTCAATCCAATCGTCAACGTCCGCTGGAATCGATATCTGAGCAAAAGTCACAGCAGCCTTCGTCATATTTATTTCCAACATATACACGGCATCCCGTAAGCATACTATTCTCCTTAATACTATGTGTTCGGGAAGCTAAAGTGGGAATCCTGGCGGAAAAGCTCTATGCATATCTAATTGGGCCTCAATGTCGCCATTCAAATCATAGATCTCCATGACCTTATGCATATCTCTCCCATATCTTTTAGCTTCTTTGTGAAGATTTTCAGAAGTTACAAAAACTGGGAAATTTTCGTAATCATATTGATCACAAACGACGATCATATAATCCATTTTTCTGTCGCTTGAATCGACGATCCATTTCTTGATATTTTCTTTAGTCGCCGCCATTTTTAACTCCTTTTCAATCTTCTTATAATTTAAAGTTTGTTTCGATAAGATAAGCCGGTCGCGTTTCTTGTTAAAACGAGATGGTCCATGAGATGAATCATGTCTGAGTCATCATCTATTATTACAAAATTACCACATGGGTTATTGTCAATCCAGGTTTGAATCTCTCCGCCTCTTATCCCGTCTTTTGACCCACCTGTCATACTGACGACTCTATCGACATCAATTATACCCTGAGACTTAAATTGCTCTCTAATTTCATCTAAAGTATGGATTTTTCTCCAAGACGAACTTATTACGATATTAGCCTCTGTTTTAGAAAGTATTTCGTTTAAGTACTTTACAGCACGATGGTCAAAGAGTAAATACCTCTTATATTCAATTCCCATAAGACATTACTCCTGTTACATGTAATACTATACTGCCACATGACCATATAGTAAGCTTTGCCGGAAGGGTTTTTCTGTGTATGTTAAGAATAATAAGTGGAATTGGAGACCCTATGAATTGGTACAAAAAATCAAATTGGATCGAGAACATAACGCCTGAATTATTGGCCTGGAAAAATCAGTTTTCACACAGCCAGATTATGACTGCTCTGGCTATGCAACACATTATGCAAGTAGGAATGAATTCTCAAACAAGCGATTTTCATTATCCTACGATGCCATATTTCTATTTGACCCATGGCAAACTGTATGAGTCTGCTGAATTGACCCCTGAAGAACAGGAAAAAATTGAAAGCCTTTATAGTATTTTTAAACGCGGGGAAGTCAAAGAGTGTTTCTACTCTTCTCAATTATTAATGTTACATGACAATGACTTCAAATATGTTGAAGGATATGCCGGAACATTTTTCAGGAATCACGGGTGGAATTCATTAAATGGAAAGGTTATAGATATAACTCCCTCACACTTAACAAATGACCAACCAGTTTATGGAGTAATTCCAAATGGCATTGAATATTTTGGCGTTGAAATGCCAAAAGGTAGAGTCCAAGAGGTTGTCTTTGGACACGGTCAAGGACATTCACTTATAGATAATGATTTGAACAACTTTGAAATGCTTCAAGAAGATTTCAATATCGATTATGAATGGGATGGGGAAGTAAGCCCTCACGCCTTTGAGGATAACGACGATGACGAGAAAGATTATTGGAACGATTAAGATAGAACGTATCAATGATCAACTCTTTTAGATCGAACTTTTTAATAAACTCATCGAAAAATTATTTTACTGTATCCTCCATTATTCATATTCCTTATGTTATATAGGCAAAAAAAAATGCCAGACGACCGAAGTCACCTGACAAAAAATTAAAAGGTTGAGAAATACACCTTCAATAATCGACTCTTCAGGATTACAGTACGCTTGCGACGTGCCTTGCCCTAATTTCCTTCTGGGCCAGCAAGCTGGACACCAGACATCGATCATGACCGCAATTTTATTAAGCGCCTGCGACTGCGCCGTCATAGTAAGCTAATCAGAACTCGTTTCCATTCCTGCCTTATGAACAGTTCGTGAACGCTAATCCACTAAATTTTAACTTGTCCTAAAACGATCTGCCTTGCGAGCTTCACGTCTCCAAATTACCCGAAGGATTTGGAATTAGGCCATTTTCACCTACTACCGAGAGCGTCTTTGCGTTTTTTTATTTTCGTTAAAAAATATCCGTTTGGAGTTGCACCAAAACCGATTCCGTATGAGGGAATAGCTCTGCTATTGAGCTACAGATAAATCTACCAAGATGTGCGCTCTCGATGGTTCCGCTTCCTTTTGAGAAGTAGAATGCCACACACCTCATATCTTTGGCCTTGCGGGCTACCAGACGGATTTACAGGACTTCAGGTCCCCCATTGTTAAATGGTTTCCTGTTACCCAACAATCTGCTGTGAAGCCTTTGTCTGCAAACTCAGACAACACAACTACCCTTTGCTTCTTAACTTTCGATGTTTGGCATAAGATAAGTTCTCGTCGCTAACGTTAGTAGAACATAGCCACCGTTGGCCACCACATTCATTTAATCTCCACCTTCAAGTATAACTCCCCAAGAGGGAAATTCACAGAAGCTTGGTTTGCATAACTGACCACTCTCCGAAGAGTTTGGCGAGGCCCGTAGCGGGTCCCCCATTTCACCATGTTTCCATGGCTTATCTTAACCTGTTACCCGAAGGGAACAGGAGGACATCATACTGCCCTTAAATTAAATATTCAGTTTTTACTTTCTGTTAGATGCGGCGTTAACCACTTCCAACATGCTTCTTATTATACCGTGACTTTTCCGTTTTGCAAGCCGCTTTGAGAAAAAATTTCAAAACTTTCACAAAATTTCCTCACCAGCGCTGTCCACCCCCCGTATGGAGGTGGACATTTGCTGGCGCTTTAGATCCTAAAATTAAGGCGTATGGAAACTATCCTAACGCGATACGCCATGACGACACATTTTATTTACTTGATATATGTATTATCAAGGAAGCCTCAATGCCGCCCCAGGCCCCATCTGTATCCGATGTCGATAATCTTTTAGTTTAGGGCCTAAAGAATATTCTGCCCACACTTAAGGATAGTGTTTTCCGACACTTTAAGGATAGCGCCATCCGGTTAATCAAAGATGCTGATCAAGTATCCCCATCCGCTAGGTTCACCGGTACTCATTCCGTTACCCTCGCTCCCTGACACCAACTCCCTTGTTCGCATTAATTACGTTCACAGCATCAAAATAAAAATTGCGCATTGGAGCCACCTAACGTAGTGCGCAGCTACGACATTGAATTTCCGAACAATGCAAAACGTAGAGCCAATCTGGGGAGGCTTCCAAAATCCCGTCCCCATTAACTCTGGGGAACTGAGTGCCGACTTTATTCGGGTAGACGGTCTCCCTATTTATTTAGGCATAAATGCCAGCTTTCACCGGTCTACACTATCGCTTCTGACCGGCAAAACGAGAGGGCTACATAGTTACTTGAGTGGGTTACGCCCTAATCCTCAAGCCTCTTTAAAAGTCTTATTATGTGTCCCTCACAGCTTCTATGAATTCCACTCCATAGTGGTACGTCTCCACTCCACTGCTGGCGCTACGTTAACATCAATTCTACGGTTACCCATAATCCTGTCTCCACGCCATCAAACTTTCGATATTCAATTGTCTCTAACATGATACAACATAACACAGTCTTTACCCTGTGTCAAGTCCTATTCAAAAAGTTCTGGTCTTAATCGTCTCAACATCAATTCATAAGCCTTGAGAGGTTCGTGGAGACGGAAACGACAGTTCCCCAAATTTTGAAAGGAAACATCGCCATCATTACCTATTACCAACATCATTTCTGGATACCCATAACCATCATCAGAACCCTCGTTTTTAGGATAGTGAAAACGAGCGATAAGCCTCTGTTCACAAAGACCGTTTTTCATGTGAAGCATAGTCCTACCTATATTTTCATGATCAAAAGTCTCTATTTCGTATTCAAAATTATCATGCTTTCTCCCATCTGCATATTCAATGAGAAGAGTGATATCTTCCTCCGAGAATATTTTATCAAGATTTTTCATTTAGTATCTCCAGTTGGTTGATTTACCAAATTATGTTTTTCCCAAACGTCCCAAACTCTTTGCGGCCAAGTATCACCAAAACAAGCGTGATTGTTTATTTCTTCAAAATGGACTTCGGCAACCGCTTCCTTGTAAACGAATTCAAATCCAAGAACCTTCCTGGAAATATATCTTTTGATATACCACTTCTCCGAAACTGACTCTACATTGTATGGTAACCTATATTTCCAACCATGTGTTTCTTTCCAAGTCCCACTCCTGCGCGAGTCGGTATGTCTTGCGTTGCCTCTTCCAAAAGATTTTGTAAGAGTGAGGTCCACATACTTAACTTCTAACAATTTTTTTGGGAACCGCTTATTAAATTTGTGATATACTAAATCTTTGACGCTCATTTCGCAGACTCCCATTTCATAGGGTAAATAGCGAGCATGATTTTTTGTGCCGTGCGATCATTGTCACGCGCCCAAATATTCAAGATATGAAATGAACCATCAAGATACCCCATTCCTCTTATGGCGTCCTTTGCCCCATATCCAGGATGTGGCTCTGGATTATTTCGCCCCCAAGCCATACCACCCATCATTTTGGTAATGGTATGTTCTTTGCCGAGTTTGTCTGCAATAACACTCAAGGCATTGCGCCGTTTGTTGGCCATGTGTTCAAAATCTTTTTTCTTATATTCGTTATTCATCGCTCTTCTCTGTTAAGATTAAAAGGAACAAGGTGTGCTGTTACGCCAAAGACTTCAAGATACTGGTTGACTGCGCAATCAACTTTCTCCAACGTGAGCATCGGCCTTTCACGAATACGTCTTAGTCAGCCTTAACATCTCACTTGTCACTCATTAAGGGATGGCTGCTTCTAAGCCAACCGGCCTTGTTTAAAATTATTGAAAATTTTTTCTTAATAGGTCTTCTTCGGAAACGACTCTGACAAATGCGGCGGATTCATTTAAGTTTTCCGACCACTTGAAATTTGCGGGGTCAATGTAACGGTATTGACCATCAACTACTACTCGTACAACAGTATGAAGGACTCTGTAATTGTCAATCACCAAATGTTTAGGAGAGTATGAGTTGACAACCATAATGTCACACTCATAACCATCACTTCTCAGACTCTGTAAGTATATCCCACACCTGTTGAACAGGCTCAAAGCTCTTACAGCCGCATGTGAGAATAAAGATTGAAATTATTAATAAGTAGTTTACTATTTAATTGTAATGGTTTCAAACACACCTTATCATAGTTCACCTTTTCGGAATATCAACCCTCTTTTTGAGTTTTTTCTTAGCATACCTAGAAAACTGCAACATTTGAGGTTGTCCGCCGAAAAAAGTCAATGTGAACAACATGTCGCTGTGTCCCTCTTTGAGCATGATACTCATGTTAAATTCAACATCTACCTCATGCTTGAACCCATGTATTACAGCAATAAGGTCGTCTACTTGTGAGTTCTCATCTTCGTCATACAACACCCAATTTATGTATGGCGATCTCTCTGCATCACCGTGACACGAGGATGTTACCTCCGCACCTTCTAATCCATCGATCAATTTGACCAATGATACGATCTTGACATCGATACTAATCTTTCTTCCTTCAAGATGAACGGAAGTCATATCATGTCCCGTAACTTTTGACTTTATAATTTCCTTCATGATCCACTCAGTATTTTCATGAAAATAAATCCGATTGCAATAAGTGCTAACCCGAAATGATTCCATTGGTTAAAGGTTTCTGTTATCCCAAATATTATTATTGAAATGGGAAACATCAATATTATTATACCATCTTAAACTTTTCATCCAGGCTGCATAAAACATGCTTAATTATCCAACAATTCTGGTGATGGTCTACGAACAAATTCAATCCCTTTCAAATCATCAACTGAATTGCCAGCGACTATTGACCCATGGCCAATAAGGTTTATGGCAAACTTATCAACTTTGAAATCGTTATTAATTCCCTTCTTACTTTTAAGTACAGTTGTAAAATAAAATAACCAACACCCCATCCAACTGTGCGATGGGGGGGGGTAGTTAAGGCATCGGGGGACGGATGTCCCCCGGCTATGATTGTTAAACCTGGCTTTCCCTTTCGAAGAACCAAGTTCTACAAACTTCAGAAATCTTCTTATTAACGTCTTTTGGTTCGAAACCAGCATCGCTAATAACATCGATCTCTTCTTTGAGCACGTCTTTGACAACCCATCTGAGGAAATCTCCAAGACCTTTTCTGTCGATATCGCCACCATTATTGGTGTCAAAGGTCTCTTGAATAGCCTGTTCGAGTCTCCACACTGGAGTTACTTGCTCAGCAATGTCGTTAATCCTTTGAAGCCTTTCATTGTCAACAGGCTTAAGCGTCTTGACCTTGGACTTGCCAGCGTGTTCGTCGCCTTTAACCTTGAAGATATATCTCTCTCCATTAACGTCAGACTTCCAAACAACACCTTCTCCAATTCCAGAAACACCAAGCTGCTTAGCAACTGGACACTCTGCCTCGACAGCTGCTGTGATTTCAACCATCCTGTTCGTTGAGAGTTCAGGGTTCTTGAAATCTATATCAATTGAGAACGTAGGAAAGTCAAGAATGTTGAAGACCCTATCATCATTTGAAGACAACGGCTGTGTTTTATCATCAGGGAGCCAGATCGCAACTTCATCTTCGCTTGGCTCAAGAGGACTCTCTTTAACACCAATGATCACGAAGAATTTATCAAGTTCAGTAATGGCAACCGTGCTTTGAACACCCTTGCCGCACCACTCTCCATAAATGGTTGTTATTCCGTCACATGGGAGGCTCTTGAACATTTCAAGAAAGACATCCTTGTGAGATTCGACAAAGAAGGAAAAGCCCGCATTGTCTTTCTCTGGAGTGATGGTATTTTTCCTTGATTGCGCCCAAAATTCTCCGGTCGCATGCTCATAAGAAACACCAGCGTTAGTTCCATGAAGCTTAACAGCACCATTGAATGTGATCGTTGGCTTTGGTCTGGTCCCGTCATAAATAGGCTCGCCTTGATCGTCCATACCAATATAGGCGGAACGATGGCAAACAGCTTTAATGACGTTTCTAAACGCGCCAATGCCTGTGAATTTTATCATTCTTTTCACAATTTTTTATTTCCTTTGCTAATATCTATTTGGCTTAAATGACATTCCACTTTCAGGTTCCGCTTCAATTTCTGCGCCACCAAGTGTTTCAAAATATCCGCACCAGAAAACATGTTCGTCAACTCTTTCTCCATCATCGTTTTCAAGATGAATAGTAAATAATGTATACTCCCTGTTATGCCAATGCTTCTTCTCAGCATCACGTAACGCCTTTGACTTTTCCTTCTTGCCAACATTTGTCTCTTCCTTATAGGTTATATAGAAAGTGTAATGTTCTTCAATCTCGAAAATAGCCTATTTGGCTTTTTCGAGATCCTTGAAGGTGATGTCAAGATATTCAACCTGATCAGTATAATGGTTGAACGAGTCTCCGGTATCATAGGTTATTTTGATTTTGTACATAGTTAGTTCCTCTTAGACTCATAACATAGTTCATCATTCGGGGATAGCAAGTCGTTACACAGAAAAACTTGCTCCACATCCGCAAGAGCCTGATGCTCCAGAACTTGTGATCTTGAATCCAGATTGGATCAAGTCTTGGGAATAGTCTATCGACAATTCGTCGAAGAACAACATGCTTTTTTGGTCTGAGACGATCTTTATTGCTCCGGCTTCATAAATAACCTCGTCATCTATGCTCGCTGAACTCAAGTCTGCTCCAAAAGTGTGTCCAGCACATCCGCCTGGAACTACAGTTATTCTCAGAACTTTACTTCCATCTTGGATATATGTCAAGATCTTATCTTTGGCTGCTTTTGTGACTGTTATATTCATCGCTAACTCTTTGTTTTTAATCCACTATGTAAAAATTACTATGTTTAGAATGATCATAATCAACAATCTCTCTCTTTACAAAATCTATGAACTTGGGATCTACATCTAAAAATTCATAAACTTTAACACTGAAGTTCTCAGCATGATAGACTCCGCCAGCCTCAACAGCTAAGTTAAAACATTCTAAAGCGCTTAAACTATCTCCTTCATATGGATTAGAAATATTCCCCAACGCTTTCTCATTGTACATTTGATTGTGAAAGTGACTTCTTCATCTTCAACTTGATCTTTTTCATCGTATCCGTATTTCATCTTAAGCCCTCTGACTTTGTAAATCATGTCTGTACAACTCCAAGTATACCATCCTCGACTATTAAATACTTAGTGACATCTGTGTCACCGCCATTAGTCACTATCTTATCGTAAGCTTCCTTGCTGCATGGTATAGTTTCGAAATTCACATCGACCAAGCCTACATACCCTGAAGTGTTCCTAAACGATTTAATAGCCTCTACCAACGAGCCATTTTTAGTCCAACCGACTCCCCAAACGACAAGGCCCTCTTCATAATCGATTGTTGCGTAAAACTTATCTCCGTCACAGAGCCCTGTTTTGAATGTAGCTATTGGACGAAATTGATCGTCAAAAACCTGCATTTGTTGTCTAACATTTACATCTTCAAACAAAATAATCTCACCATCAGAGTCCCAAGTTAAAAACTTTTCTCCGTTTTTCTGATAAAGAGTCTTCTTAAGTGAGCCGCCCCTATCATCATAATCAGTTGATTCCTGTAATTTTTCTGCCCCTTCGGAAAATTTATTAAATTCTTCTTTTTCCATGATTCACCTACCCTTAATAAAAATCAACGATTTCATCTGCCATGCCGAGATCAACAGCGTCTTGTGCTGTCAACCAAACGTCCTTAGCGGGAAGAAGATACTTCTTAATCTCCTTTTTCGATAAGCCAGTGCATTTCTTGTAATGTCGAATGAACCTTTTGTGGATATTTTTGAATTCACCCACGATTGACATTAACTCATGATATTTGTCATAGCTTCCCCATTGATATTGATGAGAAAGTATCTGTGTGTTCTTTGTAATGTATCGATGCCCTTTTTCTCCGGCAATAAACGTTAACACGCCACAACTAGCGACGACTCCCAATCCATAAGTGTATATGGGTATTTTTGATCCCTTCATTGTATCAATTAGAGCAAAAGCAGAACTGACATCTCCGCCTGGAGAAGTGATAACCATTTTCAAAACTTCAGGCTTCTTTTCTTTCATCAAATTCCTGGTAATAATAAATGACATCGCCTCACCAGTACTTTCGCGATTGAATTCCTTGTTGAATAGATGATAATGATAATCCTCTAGGGTCAATATTTTCGCTGATTCCTCACTCATTTTTACCTCCGTTTATTTTTACTGATTTTTAAAAAGAATCCGCAAGATATGTGTTTCTTTTATTAAGATCGGAAATCTATTCTTCAAGATTGTTTATCGTTTCTATTACTCTCAAACATGCATACTATAGTTCCAAATCGATCTTTGTCAAGCCCATATGGGACATTTTCAACTTTTCATCCAGGCCGCTGAACTGGCCTCAACTGGCATTCTCCAGTCTCCACGAGGCGACAATGAGATACTACCGACCTTTGGCCCGTCAGGTATGCAATTGCGTTTGAATTGATTCCCAAAAAATCTCTTGATAAAAGTCTCCATACAAGTTTTAATCTCCGCCTCTTCATATTCTGTGAATGCGAGTTTGGCAAGAGTGATAATCTTATCAGGTGTAAACCCAAACTTTATTGTATAGTAAAGGAAAAAATCATGAAGCTCATATGGTCCGATGATATCTTCTGTCTTTTGAGAGATCTCACCATCTTTTGGCGCAAGTAATTCTGGAGAGATTGGCGTATCAACAATATCATGCAAAATTTCCCCTGTTCTGGTGGTAACATTACCACTATCAGCCACCCATGAAACCAAGTGCTTCACCAAGGTCTTAGGAACACTGCAATTAACAGCATACATTGATATGTGATCCCCATTATATGTACACCAGCCAAGTGCGATCTCTGAAAGATCACCTGTTCCAATGACGATACCGTCATGTTTGTTGGCAAGGTCCATTAATACTTGTGTGCGCTCACGGGCTTGAACGTTTTCGTATGTCACATCACTTGTCGATTCATGTCCAATGTCTTTTAAGTGTTGTTCACAAGCCTCTTTAATTCTTATTTCCTTTAATCCCATGCCCATTTCAAAACACAACTCGTTTGCATTTTTAAAGGTTCTATCTGACGTTCCGGGTCCAGGCATTGTTACTGCAATGATATCTTCAAGATCTTTATCCAAGAGTTTGAATGCTTTTTCAACAACAAGAAGTGCAAGTGTTGAATCAAGTCCTCCCGATACGCCAATAACCGCTTTCGTATTTTCACCGACATGTTGAAGTCGATTGGCGAGTGCTGTTGATTGAATCGTGAAAATCTCTTGACACCGCTCATTCATGACACTTTCATTAGACGGGACAAATGGATGTGGATCAATGACAAGATCTGAATAGTCAGCATTGGCAGTTCGGTAAAGATTGACATCCTGACCTCTCATTTCAATGGTGTCATAATCTCTAAAGATTGATTCGGAACGACGTTGTTGTTCTATAGCTTCAAAATCAACGGCAACAGTCATCACTTCTGATTCACGATTGAACCTATCGTTCTCTTTAATCAAGTGCCCGTTTACTGCGGCCATCATATGTCCACCGAATACCACGTCTGAAACAGACTCGTAAATTCCAGATGAGGCATAAAAATATGCAGACATTAATTTGGCGCTATGTGCAACCACAAGATCTTTTCTAAAAGATGCTTTACCAACAAGTTCATTACTCGCTGACAAGTTAAAAATAGCTTCGGCACCGGCAAGTGCGTAATCATTGCTGGGAGGGTTTACAGCCCACAAGTCTTCGCACACTTCAACAGCAAAGGGGAATGGATCGTCATTGCGGCAATTAAAAATCAAATCGGTGCCGAAACTTATTTGACTATCATTAATCCCTGACAAAGAGTCGTTTTTGACCCCCTTTCCAGAAGCAAACCATCTCTTCTCATAAAACTCTTTGTAGTTGGGGAGGTAACTCTTTGGTACTATTCCAGAAACTTTGCCATCAGAGATTACTATAGCACAGTTATACAACTTTCCATACGCTATAATGGGAGCGCCGACAATCACCGTGGGGACGCTTTGTAAACCGTCAACCCATTTTGTCATTTCAGCGATTTTACCTAAAGCAGCATACCCGGCCTCTATCAAGGCTCTACTCTGGAAGAGGTCTCCACATGAGTATCCAGTCACACAGAGTTCCGGGAAAAGCATCACTGAAACACCTGTGTTTTGCACAGAGGATATCTGCTTACAAATTTCTTCAGCGTTTGCGGCTGGATCTGCAAGGGTGAGCTTGGGTACAGCAATAGCGATCTTGTGGTATCCACGTATTGTCATAGTACTTATCTTGGGTTCGGTGTTTTTGACTATTCTAACAACATAGACTATCTATCGCGTTTGTCAAACTGTTTTTCCCAGTTTTGTACAGTATATCCCCATTTCTCTCTGGATTCGTCAGTGCCTTCATGGGTCCAGAATGGAGCATCGTGATTTTCCCAAATATCATCTTCTGTCTCTTTCAAAAAGTCAATCAATTCTTGACCTTCGAGGTCTGGGGCTTTGCAAATCTCTCTAATTGGTTGAGCCGTCCCATGACGATCATGAGAGTCCCAATGCAATTCTTGACACAAGTATACGCTTTTGGACTTGACTCGCCTTATTATAAATAGCCTTTTCTCAGCGACCCAAACGCCAGCGTATGCGTTCCTGGCAATGATTTGATACAAATACCCATCTTTGCACTCTTCGCTTGGGAGAACTCGATTCTTCATTTGGCTCCGTAGCATAGTTCATAAGTGCCAGACACTTCCACAAAAACTTTATTCTGATTTATGGCTCCACCTATTTGATCCATGGATTCATCTGCGCCGCTTTTCGTGTCAAACTTTAGTGTGATGAACCTTTTTTCTGGTCCCAAATGATTTCCAACAAAAACTTTCATTATTGAAGTTTTTTTATATCTTAGCACCCTAAAAGAAACGTCTCTTAAGGGAATAATGTCCTTCCATCCCATTAAATTTATTGATAGAAATTGTATCATATTATCTTGCTCCACATGATGGGCACACAGTATATCCGCCCCGTGCATAATTAACTCTCGATCTACATTCTGGGCAAACCCCAACGAGATGCATAAAATTTCTAAAGTAATAGCGTAATTTATACTGTAATCTACTCTTTGCCATTGTGTTTTGTTCCTCTATTTCTTGAAAGCCCCTTTTGCCGCTGCCCTACTAATGAGGGAGCCAATACGACTAACCTTGTCTTCTGCAAGAGCCGCACGTTTGAAATCGGGGGTTGATTCGTCGATTGATTCGCCAACGATCTTTTCCAAATCCAATTGGAGACTGGATTTAGTAACGTCTGCTTTCTCACTCACTTCGTGTCCGCAGAAAGGGCAAAATCTGAAAATGACATTGGGAATGAAACCATCACCCTCAATAACCATCTCATCAATTGACCCACCATCTGTTAAGAGAGCCTTGACGCCTTTCCTCTCTGCGTTGGTTAGTCCTTTCAAAAGCTCGCTCATCTCTTCACAACAAATACTATTTGTCATTTGCTTGTTCTCCGTTATTCTTAATAATACAAATAATGACCCTCTACCAAAATGAGAGTCTGAACATGTTATATTATACCGTTATTTCTCCATAATTCAAGCCCATTTTCAATTTTTGATGTACAATATAAAGCAGGACTAAATTAATATAAAAAAGTAATTATATAGATAAACTGGAGTCATAATTGTTTACCGCTGGAAACATTTTACTATTTGGTCTATTATTATTGGTCCTTGCCATTCCTTTGGCAGTGACTATTGTATTAGTTTACGCTGGAATTCGGTTTATTGATTATAAATTTCCAAAGAAAATGAACAATACTGACAACAGGGCTATCCCTGAAGAAGAGAAAGTCAGCCTTGACGACATCCCAAGTTCGAAAAAGAAAAAAAGAAAAAAGGTTGTTGAAGACATGCCGATGGAAATTGGACAATTTCAAGTAACAAGTTCTTTTGACGGAAAAAGAATTGGACAAATAAAAGGAGAGTAATATGAGATTTGTAGGTTTAGATGTTGGAACAGGTAATATTGTTGCTTCAGAAAAGAAAGATGATCAGTTTGAATACCATAAAGTAAAAGACGTATTCTTCAAGATCGATCCAGGCAACTTCATGGCCGGTTCAGCAATGAATTTCGGTGAATCCATGCTTATTAAATCTGGCGCTAATTTCGTCAAGATTGGCGAAACCATTTACATCCTTGGCGATGACGCTTTCAAATTTGCGAACCTATTCCATAAAGAATGTTTGCGACCGATGTCAAATGGTGTCCTCAATCCCGCTGAGCCCGAAAGCACTGTCATGGTTTCTCAATTGATTAAGGGTGTCCTTGGAGAACCTGAGAATGAAGACGATATCGTTTACTATTCAATCCCAGCCGATCCAATCGACGCTGATTTTGATGTCACATATCATGCAAGCACTGTAAAGAACGTCTTAAGTAACGTTGGATACAAGAATACTTACAAAATGAATGAGGGCCTCGCTATTGTTTATTCAGAATTGGAAGATGAAGGCTTTTCAGGTATTGGAATATCATGCGGTGCCGGAATGGTAAATGTCTGCTACGCCTTCTTAGGCATGCCTATATTCAGTTTCTCAATCGCCCGTTCTGGTGATTACATTGATAAGAATGCGGCTATAGCATGTAATGAAACAATGAACGTCATTCAGCATCGAAAAGAAGCTGGGATGGATCTTATGAATAGAAAGGACAATGTCGAGAACGCTATTGCCATCTATTATGAATCATTGATTGAATACATTGTTGACAAATTCAATGAGTTGTATTCTTCAACCGATCCAAAAAGCCTCCCCAATATATCAGATCCTATTAAGATTGTTGTGGCCGGTGGGACTTCAATGGTTGGTGGTTTCATCGATGTGATGAAGGTAAAGATCGAAGAAGAATTCCCGATTCCAGTTGCCTCTATTGAATTAGCGAGAGACCCATTATATTCTGTTTCCAGAGGATTGTATAATGCGGCAAAGGTCAAAGCCGAATCATAAGGATTGTTAATGAAAGACCCCTCCGAAAAGATAATCACTGAAAAAGGCTTTTGGAAAATAGAGGCTATGAGACGGGGGCTTCAAGATTTTACCATCGTGACCACGAATGGATGTTTTGATCTATTACACTGTGGCCATGTAAAATATTTACAAGAAGCTTCTAAACTTGCAAGCCTACTTGTTGTCGGAATTGACTCAGATAGCAATATTAAGCGACTTAAGGGCGATTCCAGACCTATTATCAGCGAAAACGAACGTGCATACATGTTGGCCTCTCTTGAGTGTGTAGGCTATGTATTCATATTTGATACTGATGACTTCACACCATATATTGATAAGATTAGACCGGAGGTCTATGTGAAAGGCGGAGATTATACTATGGATACAATAAATCAGACCGAAAGGACGTTTATTGAGGGCCTTGGAATCAAGATTGAATTGCTTAAACATATTGAAGGCACTGGGACAAGTGATATAATTGCCAAAATAAAGGCTTAGCTCTCTGACTCTCTATAGATCTTTTTCATATCCTCACACACATTTTCCCCATGAGTCTTTCCAATGAATGCGAAATACTCCCGCAATTGAGCTTCCTTATATGTCTCTCCAAAGTTTAGCTTCCTGATCATTGGAACCCACATTTCTGCCTGGGTTTCAATTCTCCCTCGACGGGTTGTCATTTGTTCAGAAATCAATAGGAACTTCTTCTATGACTCCGTCTAACAATTTATCAACTGATTCAGCTTCCAATTCTCCAGAAACGACTTGAATATTATTCATCAATAAAAGGTCTTTGTAATTAAGAATACCGAACTTCCCCTCGCCATATTCAGACCTATCATAGAATGTATAAATAACATTATCAGGAAGATCTACCACCGACAATTTAACGGATATAACAGCGACTATCCGACTCCCGCTAACAGGAATGAATGGCTCAGTATATAGAGTACATCATTATCTTCAGGTTCCTCCCATGCTATATCTTCATTATTATCAAGAAATCGTTGCTCAAAAGCATCAAGGCCCAAAATGTCTAGAAGTGTTCTTACGGCATATATTCTCACGTACCTACGCTTACTTGGTTTGGATTTCCAATGGCAGTCGTGAGTCAAGATATCAAGATATCCAAGATCAGAGCCTGCATAACATTCAGCCCATAGAGCAGGGAACCTCTGCTGTGAGGCCCAATCTGCCCATTCCTGAAGGGTCTCAAACATCTTACCCTTGCCCACAGTTCTGACTACTGGTGCGAAGTGCTCATGAGCCCACACCAATGCGAATATTACCAAACAGATAATCTCACCCATCAATCCACCTCAAACATGTTTTTAAGATGGGTAAGATATACGGCGTTATTACACATACCCTTGCCAGACGAGTCGCTTATCTTTGCTACCGGTTGACCATTACACTCGACCATCTTCAAAACGATCTGAACAGGATCAAATCCAAGGTCGTTGGTCAAGTGGGTGCCAATGCCGAAAGAGACTTTGATTCTCCCATGGAACCTTTCAAACAACCTCACGGCCAATATCATGTCGAGACCATCGCTGAATACTGCTGTCTTTGTTTTCGGATCGATGCTCATTGATTCATAGTGTCTAATCAACTTCTCACCCCATTCAAACGGATCGCCAGAGTCATGGCGACAGCCGTCATAGCTCTTCGAAAAGAGGAAATCGAAGTCTCTAAGGAAAGCGGCGTATCCAAGACAGTCGGACAAAGCAATACCAAGCTGACCACGATATTCTTTCATCCATATATCTAAAGCCATTTTCTGGCTATTGAGCAACCAAGTGAGACCTTGCATTGCTTGAATCCACTCATGCGCCATCGTTCCGATTGGTTTAATATTGTTATCTAAAGCGAGGGAGACATTGCTTGTCCCAACAAAGTTGTTTGGAACTTCATTCGTAAGTGTCTCTACAACATAACGTTGCTGCTCGAAACTCGCTCTGCGACGAGTCCCGAAATCTGCTAATTTGAATTCTGGACCAACGGCCTTGATGATTTCAATCTTGTCAGCCAAGTTTCTTCTGCCAATGCTCAAGGCTTCATCAGTCATTAAGTCTTTGCATGCTACTGCTTCAACAATAGAAAGGATTGGGACCTCGAAAGGAATTGTTTGGAGCCATGGGCCGCGAACAATAATATCAATCTCAGTATCAGAAATCGTTTCAACTTTCACGAAATCAGGGTTGAATCTGAATTCAGAAAGGAAATCAACATAGTCTGGCTTGAGGAAAGGTATTTTCTCGCGAACCTGTTTCTCTTCGTCGGGAGTGAGGTAAAGGTTGCCAAGGAAACCTATTTGTCTCTCGATTTCATCCCTATGCTGGGCGAGATCCGCCCATACACTTCTGCATTTGAAACGGTATTCAACAATTACTCCGGGGAAATTGTGAAGAACTGCTGCTTGCATTGAAAACTTGTATAAATCTGAATCTAACATTGATTTTATCATGTCAATTTCCATCCTTACAATTCAGCTTTTGCCCAAAGATTCAATGTATTTTCGACAATGCATACAACGTCTTGGGTATAGCCATCTTCGATAGCAAACTCGTATATTTCCTTTTGCCTATCTGACAACTCCGCCATGTCTCACCTTGTTTAACAAGTTTTCTAATTCAGCAGGAAGTTCTCTGAACCTCTCTGAAAAAGCGATCATTTCTTCAATAACTCGTCTAATCTATTCACTCATTTTCAACTCTCGGCAAGAGGTCATTATCAAGAATTATTATTCCCTGACCTGTTTCAATTCACCTTGTCAAATATCAATTTTCAATCAATTCTGCCAATTTATTACCATCGATGATTGTAACACCGAGGTCATCTGCTTTTGTTGACTTGCTTCCAGACCCTGGGCCAGCAACGAGGTAACTCGTTCTGCCAGATACAGAACTGGAGACCTTACCACCGTATGACTTGATCAAGTTCTGAATTTGACTACGTTCTGAATAATTTTCACCGTCGAGATCAAATTCGACGCTCCCGCTGACACAAAATGCGCTTCCTTCGAGGGAATTACCAAGTGCAACAGCTTTACCAGTTGTGATCTTGACATATTGACGCAACTTATCTGCAAGTGGTCTGGATTTGTCAAGACCTTCTGTCACCGCTGTTGCTGTCGTTTCAGCTATTCCATCAATATGCGTCAAATCACGTGTCACAGTTAATGTATCAAGATCAACGAAGTCTGCGATCTTTTCAGACACATCCTTTCCAAGTAATTCAACACCAAGTGACCTGAGAAATGTTTGCACGTCTTGAGTCCTTGCCTTATTAATCGCTTCGAGTGTCTTTTCAGCCTTCTTATCACCCATTCGATCAAGGGTCATAAGGTCACTCTTGGTTAATGTGAAGAGGTCTGCGGGGTCTTCAATAAGATTCGCTTTGATGAGTTGGGCGATCAATTTGTCACCTACCGCCTTGATATTAACAACTGGCTTGCCTACATAGTGCATAATCGCCTCGTAAGCAGCACCAGAGCAATGTTCGTTAGGACATCCGAGGTCAACATTGCCTACTCTGACAAGTGTGGTTCTACAGGCAGGGCATTTGGTCGGAAGATTGTCTTTCGAGGACCAGGGAATGTCTTTTGTAGCTCTCACAGTTTTGACAAAGTGAGGAATGACATCGCCGCTTCTTTCAATAACAATCTCTTCGCCAATAGCAATATGTTTGTCATGGACCCATTTCGCATTATGAAGCGTGACTCTTGAGCAAACAGCCCCTGAGAGTTCGATGTCTTCAATGAGACCAACGGGAACAATACGACGAGTTCTCGTGACGTTCCATTCGTAATCGAGCAACTTGGTGATCCCGCTTTCGGATGCGAACTTGTAAGCCATTTCGTATTTCGGGTGATGACCAGTATAGCCTTTCTTTTCTCTCACTGATACGGCATCAAGAGCGAAGACGATACCATCAATCGGAATCGGAATTTTTTCACGCATCTTCGTCACTTTATCAATGACATCAGCAATCGTATTGAATTTAATCTTGAGTCTTGCCGTGACGAAGCCCATTTCTTCCAAGGAATCAAGCATTTCAGTCTTCGACTTGAAACTGTGCCCCTCTACTTTTATTGCGTAGGCGACGAACTGCAATTTTCTTTTTGCGGTCTCGAACATGTCCAATTGCTTAAGAGACCCACTGGCGGCATTCCGGGGGTTTTTGAAGACTTCTTCCCCATCCCTTTCTCTTTCGATGTTAACCGCATCGAAATCATCAAAGGTCATGCAAACTTCGCCTTTGACTTCAAAGGTGTCCCATTTGTATTTCTTGGGAGTCGATCCTTTCACAAAGTAGAAGTTGTTGGTAACGTCATCACCAACAGTTCCATTACCTCTTGTGTGGGCAAGTTCGATCTTACCGCCGCTGTAGATTGCTCGGAGCGAAGTTCCGTCAAGCTTGACCATTGGAACCCATGCGTCCTTCCCGGCGAATTTTGTCACTTCCGGCTCTGTATAGGCTTTTTCAAGACTGAGCATCTTTTCACCGCCTGCGGCAACATAGTCGATAGGCTTGAACCCATCTACTGTCGATCCAACCTCATCGAAGAACGGGTGATCAGGAATCAACTGCTTGAGGCGCATTTCGCCGCCATCATATACCTGATCTGACACAACTGGCTTGTTATCAATGTAATAGGCGTTTTTCCACAACCTAAGTTTTGTAATAAGTTCACTCGCTTCAGTCAATTGTGTGGGGGTAAGACTCATTTTGATGCTCTCCTGTTGTTTGGTTAAGGTTAGAATATAGCTCGCCAAACCTGGTTTTCAAGCTGTGTTGAAGAGATATTCTAAAACCCTAAAATATCAAGTGCTGACTCAAATAATTCGCCCGCGACCTCGACAGTTGCTCCCACAACCTCGACAGGATCAATTTCCACTACTGCTTCGGCTACTGCACCGACAACTTCAATTGGATCACTCATAATATTCGCCTCTGGTTATTGGTTGCAACTAATGTAGATCAGCAAAAGCCGATTACAAACGGTCACACCTTTATTTTGTGATTTTTCTCAAATGTAAAATATTTGTGTTTGCAGTGCTTTTCTAAGGACATGACGATCTCTTCCAACTTATCATCGCTTATGTCTATGCTATCTATGGTCTCCAATGCCATTAAAAAGAATGGGTTTATAGCACTATCGTCAATGTAAACATCGGCGAATATCTTTGGTGACCAGATCCATCCACTACCGTTTTTCCCTTCAAACAACCTCTTCGCCTCTTCATTCTCATTGTATTTATCGATGGGGATGTCATTCCTTAAGCACCATTTCTTAGCTCTCTCTTCACACTTATCGCCTCGACATGTCCACAATATTGTAGTCCATCCCCGCTTCTTAAAGATTCTTGTAAGACGTATTATATGATCAACTCTTTTACCACCCCGCTTACCACCCCACTTTTTATTGAATCTGAGAGTGTCGTCAAAATCTATCGCCACATATAACGGTCGATCAATTATTACTTCATTGGCTTCAACAAATCTAATCTGTTTCTCAGGGCCACAATGATTCGTCTTGGGAAAAGCGATTTTCATGTCATAAACGTTTGATTCGTTTGGATTTTCAGTGTGTCCATTGCCTTCACCAAGCCAATATGCTCCCCATTGTCCAGAATAAATCCTCACTCTGGTAAATCTATCCATCAATTTAGGCCAACGTTTTAACCGCTCCAAGGACTCATATTCTTCATGTCGTGTCCAATCAATCATATTCATCTATCCTATCTCTTGCGTCTGTGCAGTACTCTTCGGAAAGGTCTATCCCCAAGTATCTGCGTCCAAACATTTTACAGGCTAACGTAGTGGTTCCAGATCCGTTAAATGGATCTACAATAAAGGCGTCTTTCCAAGAAAGCATTTTGATTAATCTTTTGGGAAGCTCTAATGGGAAAGGGGCTGGATGATTCTTTCTGTTCTCTGGCTTGAAGCGCCAGATAGAATTCGCCCACTGAATGAATTCCTCTCGTTCTAAGTCAGTTTCCCCTTTGTACTGTAACTTATACTCACCTTTGGAAAATACAAGTATCCTTTCAAAAGGAGTTGGGAAACTTGGCATTGATGGTGACAACCAACTGCCCCAAGCTGTCCGGTTGCTGGTATGTCCCTTGTCCCAAACTATGTGTGCAAATGGTTTGTAATTCAAGCCTTGTATCAAATCTGAGCATGTTGGAATTCGACCATTCTTGCCATCATTGATATTGATGCAGACTCTGCCGCCTATTTTTAACTTTGGCCCGAACGAATTTAATATTCCACACAACCAAGTAATATATGAATCGTGCTTTTTGTTATCATCGTATTGATCATACTCATGACTGTTATACTTGTTCTTTCCAAGGTTGACGTTATATGGCGGGGACGTTACAATCATATCCACTGAATCGTCAGGGAGATTTGGAATAACGTTCTCACATTCGTCACATATTATGGTATTTTCGTAGTTCAATTGTCAGAAACACAAAACGGGGAGTGAATAATTGTTCACTCCCCGTTTTACATTAACCCCTATGTTAGAGTGCGTTAGCGATGCTCGACTCTTGATGAAGACCAACAAATCGGTCTGATTCTTTTCCGTCTTTCATGACGACAATTGTTGGGACACTGTTGATTTTGAATTTATCAACCAAACTATATTCGTCTTCGATATTTACGTTGCCGAAAACAACGTCACTTCGTTCTCCCTCCATGCCGGTTAAAATTTCTTTTTGCATTTTGCATGGGGCACAATTTTGAGATGAAAACTCTATAAGCATAGTACTTGTTTTCGATAGTTCATTTAGGTTGGCGTTAGTAATAGTTCTCACGGGTCCTCCTGAGATGGTTTTTGTTATGGGTTATAATCGTATACTGTAACCGGAATTTCGGCTTCACAAAAAGTTTTCTTAATAGTGTTTTCGACAAGTTCCCATTTCCCGCCTGCTAAACCGCAGCCGATCCTGGGCATGTGAATACTCATTGATGGAGTAGTGTTCTTGATCATACATAAGCCTTTCATTCCTGTTTCTAAGGCGTCATAACGTACTGGAGGACCGTTTTCTAATCCTACTCCATGCTGGCCAATTAAATTGACTACATACATGCTTGGTTCAACAGGGACAACTTGATATGATCCTAATTCAAAATCAGAATACTCTTCTTCCTTTATATCATGCCAACATCTGTAAAATGCCTCTGGGTTGTCCCACTTCCTACTTATTGCAAGAACAAATCCAGCACCCCACAATCCGAGATCATTGCAACAATGGAGAATGAATTTCTGTCCATCTCCTATCGGAGACGTTGCGTCTCCTTCTATATATTTTATCTCTGTGGCCATGCTGATTTTCCTTTCAGTTACCCTATGTGTTTACTTGATTATTAAGGGGTTTCCTTCCCTCTTTTCAAGGTTATTTTTATTCACTTAAGAAGTAGTTGGACGGCAACTCATTAAGACTTTTCCTGCTTATGTTTTTACCGACGAAATCTGCTGGAAAAAGACTCGGATCAGTATGTTTTCCAAACATTCCATCATGCCTGCTACGTGATATGCTCGGAACCAACTGCTTTAAATTGTTTTTCTTACAATGGGCTAAGATGCATCCGTCCCAGGAATGCCTCATCTTAATATCTATATCACCCATTTTAATGGTGTCTCCGAGGACTTCAGCGGCTAAATCGTAGTCGAACCAGTAAGGACCGAAGTCGATCTCCCAGTTACACTTAAACACACACCATCCCCATCCCATAAAGTATTCGATTGGAATAATTTCACACTCATTGGCCCCCTTGCCATCAAAACTGTGTAATCCGTAGGAGAAATAATCTTCGGATTTATCCTTGAATGTTTCATAGTACCAATTAGCAAGGTCCAAGGCGTTTGGCGAAAGGGTAACATCATCTTCAATATGGACGTTAAACTCGCTACCACCCTCAAATGCCCAGAATATACAATTGAAAAGATTTTTGTCGAGTCCCAATTTTTCATCATTGATTTTAAGCTCATAGGGCATCTCAATCGATTCAATAATTTCAACCATTGATCTTTGTGCAGATTGTGCTGAAAAATTACCAGCGGGCTCCATGTTTATTAAAAGCCTATATCCCGCTGTATTATTTGCATTTAATGAGGCCACCGTACTCTGCAAATATGAAAGCCGATATGGTTCGGGATTAATTGTCAATGTAATTGTTTTCATTCGAATAACGACCCGTAAATATCCCATCCAGATTTTAATCCTTGATAAACTACATGAGACAAAAATCCAATTATAGCTGGAATTACTTGTAATACAAATAAGAGTAAATTTATAAAAAAGAAGATTGTTGGCTTGAAAAATCTTAACCAATATTCTGATTCGCTATCTATCTTTTCACTCATAATACCACCCTGTATTTGTTGTCAAACACTGAATAGTGATCACCGCCACAACCATCATTAATATGAATCATCGTATAATTGTCCCGTGTATAAAGCTCAAGATGTTTTCCTATTTCATCGTCATCCCACTCAAGATATACCTCGTGACAATACCGGCAACACTCATGATCGAGAAACGGGTCTTCGTCAAAATAAACCTTCCCATTTCTTATAACCCAAAAGTCATCAGTATGGTCAGAGAAGTCAAAAACCGTACATCCAAAATACTTTTGAAGATTACTTATTGAGTCACGATAATCCTTAAGAAGTTGCATCAAATTCCTCCAATGGTTTAGGAAATCTATTCTGTACAATACAATCCCTGGCTGTCATCAATGACAAACCAAGAAGATTCTGCCCAACAGTATATTGGAAGTCCTTCTGTTTCGATAATTCTCATTGTTTTTCTATACTTATTGTTTACGATTCATTTTACTGTAGCGTTGATTTTCCAAAATTCAACTGACTTATCATATCTTTCTCGATCTATCGGGACTCCTGATCCCCCCTCTTCTTTTCCAAGGGAATTCCTGAGCATCGTGATTGGTTTCATGGGTTCTTCATTGGGGTGCATTTGCCCAAGAATCGCCACGATCCCCCACTTATAGTCGAATTCAAACGGTACATCAAATACATTGTCAACCTCATGCTCTGCCTTGAGTTGTTCCCAATTGTAGACCACAATCATCAAGTACTCTGCCTTTGGCTTCCCAAGGGGAAGTTCAAACCAGCGTGACAATACCGGAAGCTCTTTCTCTGTTCTTGCAGAATATCCAGAACGAAGGTATTGATAATTCTCAATCGTGATTGGCAAAGAACCAGTTCTTGCAGCGGTAAAATTCGGCAACGGAATGAGCTTGCAGAAATCAGCATAGCCATCTATAACAGGTATAGACGGGCCAGAATCCAACATGGAAGATACACGAGTAGAAAATTCAAGAGGGGTAAAATCAAGGATCTTCGTCGGCCCAAAGCTCGGATCAAAATTTCTCTCGCCGAACTTCGTCACGCCAATCGGCCCAATATCAAAACAGTACATAGTAGTTTCCTCATGTTATGTTCGTCTACTATAGCACGGATATTGCCGGTGTCAAGAGAGCGAGGAAGATATTTTCATTCTTACATAGATAGCGGCAGTCGCCGAGCGAATAAAGTCATCCAAAATGATCAAACCCAACATTCCTAAATGCATTGTAATGTCAACCATTTTTATCCCTCACTACTCGCATTTTGACCAATGACAACTTGAACACTTCACACAACCGCCTTCATAAATCAAATGGCGTTCGCACTCAGGACATGTCCCCTTGGCCTTTGTATTATCGTCGATGTACTTCTTCAACACTCTGCCAACACCTTTTTCAAAGGTCAACATTGTGTCTTCCTGCGGAATCTTTTTGATCTGCTCACAAATGTTATTTATTGAAACGCCATGACGTAAGAGCATTGAAATCAATCTTGTCGGAGTTCCCAAATCAACACTGAAATGGGACGCGATGTCTTCTATCAAAGTTGATTCAGAATGATCGTTAACTACTTTTTTCGGGTCTGAAAGATTAAGATCGTAATGACCATCATTTTTAAAAATAGCTGCTGTCAAGTCAGTTGCTTTCCATTTAACATTAGGATCAGTCCTTCCCCCTATATATTTGGCAGGAATGATGATGTCATCAAATTTGCCGCCAAACACTTCATAGGGTCTTTCATTTAACATTCCGATAAGGAACACCCACTTGACCCCTTTGATGTTTGTGACATGGATATCACATGGTAAGAATTCCGGCCTCTTTGGCGCTTGAGAGGAAACAATGTTAACAGGTCTACCATCGTCGTCTGTCTCGCTCAAAATCAACACTCCACTACGGCAACCATCTCTATATATAGTGATTCCTTTCAATCCCTCTTTCCATGAGGCCATATAAATATCTGACACCTCTTCCAATGAAACATCATTAGGCAAGTTGATTGTTGATGAAACAGAATGTGTTGTGTACTTCTGAATCACACCCTGGAGTTTAACCCTGTAGTTCCAATCAATATCATGAGCGGTACATCCAAAATATGGTGACTCATCATAATTCTTATTCCCGGTGACTTCAGACCATTGCTTTAATCTTTCATGCTCAACTTCAAAATACATCCAGCTATCGCCCTGTTCATCCACAAAGTCAACTCTGACCTCTTCATCATTTGGGTTGACCTTTCTTCTACGACCGAACTTCAATGCGAAGAGGGCTTCCCCACCAGACGAAGTTTGCGCTTCGATTGACACGCTTCCACAGGGAGCTAATGTGCTGATTGAAATATTACGCCTTCCATATTCCATATTACGTGCATAAATCTCAGGGAACTCTTTTTTAACCATGTGGATGAATTCTGACTGATCTTCAATCTCTTTATCGAACCCAACAAATTGACCTCTTTCAATCGCCATATCAATTGATGAATCCCACTCGGCTTTCAACTTAACCCTCATGATCTCATCAGTAACCTTGAGGGCCTTTTTCGAATCGAACTTGATACCCAACGCAGCAAGCGTGTCAGCAAGTGCAGTGAACCCTAATCCAGTGCGTCTTCCGTTTTTACCTGACTCATAAAGCCTTTCCCAAGTCGCGATCTCTACTTGCTTAATATGATCCGGCTCAGGATCTGACTTGATCTTTTCAATGATCCTTTTTACATGTTCAAGCTCCAATTCAACAACGTCGTCCATCAACCTTTGTGATTCATAGACGTATTCATAAAACTTATCGTAGTTGAACCTGGCTCTATTCGTAAATGGATTGTCAATGAATCCAAAAAGTACGAGCGCCATTAATCTACAAGAGTCATTACCCATTGCGATTTCAGCGCATGGATTAGTAGAAATGTTTTTGTATTGCGGATACAAGGATGAAGTGGAATAGAAATGCTGGCGATCCCAGAAGATCAACCCCGGCTCTGCACGAAGATGCGCGGAACTAATAATCGTCTCCCAAAGTTCTTTAGCCTTTACAGTTCTTGTGACTGTTGGATCTGAAGACTCGACTGGCCATTGCAACTTGTATTCACCATCATTTTCTACCGCTCTCATAAAATCGTCCATCAACTTAATTGAGATATTCGCGCCAGTGACCTTTGTGTCATCATTCTTGATCGTCGCGAAACTATCAACGTTTGGATGGCGTCCATCCATCGACAACATAAGTGCTCCCCTTCGACCCGATTGTGCCACCTCTCTCGTAGTTTCACTGAATCGTTCCATAAAAGATATCGCACCAGTGGATGTCTTAGCAGCGTTATTAACGTTTTCCCCTTCTGGTCTTAATGGACTAATATCAAGACCAACACCGCAACGTCTCTTCATCAATTGAACTAACTGTTGATCTGCGTAACAAATGCCACCATAGCTATCAAACAACTCTTCAATAACGATGCAATTTGACAATGATCCAATTTGAAATTCATTACCAAGCATGGACATGATAGACCCTTGAGGAACAACGTACTTGAATCCATCAAACATGTTGTAAATGTATTCTTCGGTTAACTTGGTCCTTTCTCGATAGTATTTTGACAACTTTTTTCCATGCTTTTTGATAACGGCTTTTTCGTTTATTTTATCCTCAATTCTAATAAACTCACCGGACATGCGTGAAAACATCTGAGTTGGAGTGTTTTCATAATAATTCCCGTCTGAATCTCTTAGGGCATATTTATTAGCCCATGTTGATGCTGCCAAATCGTCGCCATTAAAATACTCTGTGCTTTTTTCAATGACTTCATCGTAAGAATACTTGTGTCTCTCCATAATCCTTCTACGCCTTTTTTGTAGTGGTTGTTAAATCTATTTCAACTGAAACTTCCGACAACTTGGCAACAATAGCTTTATGCCTTATATCTTCAAATGATTTATTCATTCTCACATTTGAAATAAATGCTATTGTTGCGTCTGTCAAATCGTCGATGTCATCGGGTCTAATCTTAGTCATTACATAAGAAGCAAATCTATCAGCATCTACACCTGGAACTCCGAGGTGATCAGTATGAATGATACGTTTATTATGAAGTGTTGCTATATGCTTCTTTAGTCTTTTCGTTTTAAAATAATTCGCCATTGTTACTCACTTGTGACTTCTTTCTCAATGATATGTGTTAATTTTGTTTTGATAGCATCTACCGTCTTGTCTTTTACAGCATCCGGTTCAGAAGCTATCCCTCCAAAGAATCCAAGTGGAATGCTTGCTCCACCAGACCCATATTTTCCACCTGAGAACTCATCTCCAAATATCTTCTTGCAAAAAGCGTTCACATCAAGTGTTACGTCTTCACTTCTTACACTAACAGATATCCTATCGTTCACTATGCCAAATATGATTGAGGTTGAGATTCCTTCCATTCTGACAATTTCGTCAGCAATAGATGGAAGAACATCGCGTTTAGCCTCGGAAATCAATCCAACAGATGCTATGTAGGTTGTATTCTTTATTGTACTCTCTGCAATCACCTTACTGAGAAGTTCGAAGTAATAAGATGCCTTGGGGTAATTCACAATCATTGTGATCTTTTGACCGTCTGCAAGAGCTAATATGTTTTTGTAGGCGTCGAAATCAAGGTCTGTCATATTTGCCGACAATAAATCATTTGTGTCTGTTCGCATCCCAACGATCATAGCGGTAGCTACAGTCTTTCCTTCGTCGCCTTTCGGGAGACAATCTATCTCTCTCATTAAATCAGCAATGATAGTGGCACATGATCCGCAATTCCTAACATCATACACAACACTGTTATTTGATGTTTCTATTTTGTGGTGATCAATGACCAAGTCAATAGTGCTGTCATCGACGCCCTCAATAAATACATTCGACGGGTTGCAATCAACACAGATCCCTGCGTCATATGATTTTTTATTTTTCCCATAATGATCTGGTCCATAGAATGAAAATGACAATACATTCATCAATGTTTGATTCTGTCTATGCGAAACCTCGCCAGCATAAAATATATCGCTTTCGACCTTGTATTTATGCTTAAGGAGATATTGGAGACCCACTGCTGATCCAATAGCGTCTGGGTCTGGGGTCTGATGCATAAATATAGCTGCCTTTGGTTCCTTGCTCTTAAACAATGGAACGATCTTATCAATTGATGTATTCATATCAATAGGTCCGGTTGATTTTTTAGCTCTCGCCTTTCTGGTGGTAGTCGTAGTCTCGCTCAATTCGCTTCCCTCTTTCCATTTAAGGTTTTCTTGATCCCCTTCGCTCGAATAAAATCAACATTGTCTGGTGGACATTTATGCCGCTTTAATATTTTATAATGAAAGACATCTGACAAGGCTTGTTTTGTTTTTTCTTTTGAAACGTTTTTCAAAAGACCTAACTCCGTGCCCATAAGTAAATGACTGAGCCCGACTATCGATTCCATTAAGTCTACCTTATTGGCATAATTCAATGTTCCCCATGATCGAGCGACTATGTCCTTAAGATCTTCGATGTCATATTCCTCCCTGCACTCTTCTTCAAGAGCCTCAATTCTTTTCGAAACGCCTACTAAGGTATTGGCAATCTCTTCTTCTGATCTCATTGCTATATGCTGGTTTGCAAAAGTATAGAAGTTGCAAGTGAAATGAGTATTGTGCCCGAAAAAACCTGAAGCGACTAATTTATTGTTTTCCAACAAATTTTCCAAGTCTTCGTTCCTTTCTGATATAATTATCCCAGGAATGTGCGTGAATATCTGCGCTTCCATGCCAAGGGTCATCAAAGCCGGGCTTGCTGTTACATAACCAAATGGATCGACCTTTGCATAATCGAATCCCAAGCTCTCAAGAATTGAGTGACCTCTCGCCAACAACTCTTGAAGTCCCAACTTGTCGCTTTTGACTCGCACCTCAATATGGTCTTGTGAGTTGACGAATACCGACTGAGATCCGTCTTCGTTAACAAAGAGCGCCATTGGAAGCTCATTCATATCAGTTCCAACTGGTATGATAGCCTCATCTGCGACTTTGTTCTCATACAAAATATACCGATTTAATTTCTTTATTGACGAAACCAAATCAAATTCCCAAGCATTGAACTCTTCCAATCCCATCATTCTTTTTGCGACCATGGCGCAAACTGATTGGAGTTCTTTCTCGCTAGCCATGTGAGGGAACTTTATCCCCTTAATATTTCTATGTAGAACTATGGATTTTTCCTTGACAGTTGAGTCGTTTCTCAACCATATAGGGACGCCCTTCAAAAGCTTATCAACATTTATTCCCTTAATCATTGTTTTCCCTCTTGATCAATTTTTGCTAATTCGTCTCTTATCTCGGCGCACTTCTCATAATTTTCTTTTTCTTCAGCCTGCTTAAGCTGTTGTTTCAAGACCCTTTTGCGGGCCTCATCCTTGTTGCCCTCAAAATTGTTATCAATGTTCTTGGGCTTGTCTTTTTTAATCTTTTGACAGCCCTTCGCTTCTGCAATGTTTATCATTTCACAAAAATTAACATAACATTCTTCACACCCGAAGAGACCGTTAGTGTTAATATCATTAAGGCTGGTGCTACAATTCGGGCATGGCACCTCGTAAAACTCTTTCGCGATAGCGCTCATACCCTCATTGTATACAATGATGTCATCGCCCATAGATCCAATGATTTCTGCCTCACCGGCGGTTCTTATGAAAAAACATCCGGGACACAAGAATAAATCCCCCAATAGATTCCCAACTATACATTTCAATATATGGAAGGGGTGTTCGTTTATTTCATTCCTACAATCATTGCAAGTCATTTTTTATCTCCACTATGGGTGTTGAGACCTATTCCGTGATCCGTCAACCATTTGTCCCAGGATTTTGGATAGCTCTTTCCAAGATCTTTGAGCCAAGGATAGGATGACGCATTAATTGGTGTGGGAACAGGGCAGTCTATTGACTTGCAGAATTCCTCGGCAAAAATATCTCCCTTCTTATTGTTGCATGGCTTACATGCAGCGATAAGATTCTTCCATCCGCCCTTCCCGCCTTTGCTTTTAGGATAAATGTGGTCCATGGTGAGATTACCTCTCTCTCCACAATACCAACATTTCCATCCATCTCTGGCAAAAATATTTTTCGCCCGCAAAGGAAGCTTTTGCACGTGAAACTTGCTATATGGCTTCTGAATGATTTCTGGAAGCTCAATATCTAAGTGTCTGGTGCTGGTGAAGGGCTTGTCTGGACCCACACCTTTAACCAACCATTCGTCGAAAGAAAAGTTCTGGTAGTAGGCACTGCCTTCATACTCTTCTTCATAAATAATTGAGGCGTGGCCATTTATGATTTTACGAAAAGATCTCACAAGAGGCTCGATGGCTATAGGAAACCATGAAGCGTTAAGGACGAGACATCTTCTGCTGGATAAAGGTTTCTTGGTCATAGTATTAACCGTGTTTTAAGTATTTAGTTCTTTGGACAACATACTATACATGCATTTTTCATACAGTCAAATATTGTGAGAATTTTTTAACGATCATTCTTCCAGAATCTTTATATTCTACGGGTAGATTATCAACTGATAACCAGTGTTTACAGCGCAATATTATTTCTTTAGCAATCAAATTAAAACCTCTCTCAAGACACTCATTGATCGCCCATTCATCGGCGAAATACTCATCCATAGTCGAGCTAACTTGCTTTCCAACAACGACATGGCCCCTTTCATGCCAAAGTATATTTCTCTCTTTTGGCAAAATTATTGGTCTTTCAAATAGTAGCCCATGATGAGTGACACCATCAAGCTTCAATGGTAGCAGAAATATTTTACCATATGTTTTCCCGGTCAGGACATGGCAAACTTCTCCACTTATGAATTTCCAGTAAGAACGCACTTTATTTGACCATGGCTCTTCACAGTAGTCATGGATCTCATACAAGTTCATACAATGACAACGTTATGCTTAACGATATGCCTCTTCATCTTGACTGTCTTGCCGCCAAAATCTTCTGGCAATGTGGCTTCGACATACATTGTCTTGTCGTTCTTTTTTAGAACTACTCCAACAATCCTATACCTGGCCTCACCGAAATCGAACTCCGCTTGTTCTGGCATAATGCTCTCCTAAATTAGTTTTTATAAGTCGTGTAGTACATACCCCACAATATACATGATACCACGAGTTTTTCAACCTCTGACATAGGATAAATCGGAAATTATCAAGAAATAAAGAATATGCATTAATTTCAATATATCAATTGGTAAAATCATGATACTTGACACAATGGCCTTGTTAGCCGATGAGAACACAACAGTCGATCAGGCCGCTACTGACGAAGAGATCCTTCTGGTGATCCAAAATCTTGAGGATGAGGGTAAGATAGTGTTCAATTATGAAATGCTTAATATTGGTGGGATACTAATATCTAATGCTGAGGCGCAATTATGGAAAGAGGCAATTGTCGCTCTTCTTGCACAGGGCGGAATGGGTTATGTAGATACCCAAATAACAGCAGATAAATTATGGAGAATCGCAAGATATAAAGAAGACTCTGATAACCCACCAGATGAATTTGTCGAATCATCCTCTTCATCTTCATGTTCAAGTTGGGTTAGCTATTCAAGCAGCAGCTATTCAAGCTCCGATGCTCCAATGGAATTAAACATGGACTTTCCTTTGAACCTTCAATTTGATGAAAAGGATGATAGAGATTATGTATTCGAATTCGGAACCAGCCAAAATATTAACGGATATGATTACGAGAATGAAATGTCACCAGTCAAGTCTCAAGGAAAACTCGGTAGCTGTGTAGCATTCGCGGCGGCATCCATGAAAGAATGGCAAGAGCAAAAAGAGCACGTTGATGAAGTCGCCGCCGGTAAAAGGGATCAAAGAGAGAAAACCCATTACGATCTTTCTGAACAATGGATTTATTACAACTGCAAGAAAATTGATAGATGGCCTAATAGTGAAGGAACGTCTATTAGAGTCGCTATGAAAGTATTAAGCAAGATTGGAGTCCCAACTGAAGAAGCGTGGCCATACAGCGATGTTGAAGTCGGTGAGCCAGAGTCATGGGCTCACTTGATTGCTAGATGGGGAAGAATCAAGTCTTATGAAAGAATCGCCAATATTGATGACTTAAAGATCGCCTTAAAAGAATGCGGACCAGTAATTATTGGAATGCGCGTCTATTATGGAATTTTCTATACTAACAGGGATGGAATTGTCCCAGATAGGAATCCTGGTGAGAAATCAATTGGTGGCCATGCAGTTTGTGTCGTTGGATACGACGAGAAAAAGAAACTATTCAAGTTCAAGAACTCATGGGGCTCCCGTTGGGGTAATGACGGATATGGATATGTCTCATACAATTATGCCGAAAGTGATTTCATTGACATGTGGCTTGCATGCGACATGTCTGTTACCAAAGAAGATCTTAAGGGTGAAGTGGAAGAATTAACCAGAGGCTAATCCTTCTCAAACACGTAGCTAACTCCTTGCTTGGTCCATCCGTAAAATCCAGTGATGTCTTGTTCCTCATAATTATCAGAATAATGAACAAGTGACATCTTTGCTTTAATGTCATCTGGCAACGTCTTCAAATCTTCAAGAGGGGCATGAACCGCTCCTGGAAAAAATTGAACGTCGTGAAAAATATGTTCAATATTATAGTTGTTATAGTAATAATTAATTAAATTAGGATTAAATTGTGTATCCACTGGATGCAAAACTCTTCCATTAATCAATACGCCATAGATCGCGAAAGCTGTTGTCCAATCGACAGATGAGTCAGGGATGTGATTCGTTCTAAAAACTTCAAGATTGATATCTCCGAATTGAATCTCAAAAGTCTCTCTCGGAACGTTACACTTCCATTTCAAATGGACAACAACAAAAAATATAACACATAATCTGCGTTATTCAAGGGGTTTGAGAATATTTTTGTGGTGAGTTAATTCACACCACTACCACATTTTAGACATGCAGTTAAGATATCCAGTGACAACACCGCCAGCATCTGAAGATGAGGATGACGATGAAGATGAGGACTCTATGGCACCCATATCCCAAGTTCCACCGGCTGGTCTGTAATCATCGGCATCGACGTGGAATGCATCCCAATCAAATGTTCCTATTGTCTTACCGGCGTCAATAGCTGGACCACCAGCTTTTAATCTATGGTTAGTTCCTTCGGCTACAAATATATCAGATGGTGTTTGACTGATTAGATTATCAGTACCGCCCTGATCATCTGCTGTTACATCTTCACTGATATTGTTGTTTGAATTTATTGTTCCATTTGTAACATTAAGATAGAAGTCGGCTGTCGGTGAATTGGTTATGATGTTGTTTTCTATTTCAATATTTAGATAACTCGTCCCACTATAAAAACTTCTTTCATAAAGATATGTGCCATATCCATTGGAGCCATCTATGGTATTATTATAGCAGTTTAAATTAGTGGTGACTGTACCAGAAAAAGCATTAGAAATAATGTACCAACCATAGTAAAATCTTGGGCCAAAGAATATATTATTTATAATATTTATCGTCCTGGTTCCAACACTATTGTAAGAATATATTCCATATCCGTACCCTGTAGACGCATCACTATCAACAAAACAACTGTCAATAGTTACATTATCTGCCACAATGAGGATCGCGATAGAGCCGCCATTCATTGCGATCCTAATTCCTTCAACTCGAAAATAATCGAGGCCAGTGCTTATATTAATTGCATTGCCAGAAGTATGATCAATCCAAGCTCCCGGACCATCATGTATACCATCATGCCTTTCAGCTAATGGCGTATAAATTCTTGGGTATCTATCTACCGTTGGAGTTGATGCCCAGCTAGATAAAAGAACCGTTCCCAAGTCTGCCACACCATCGTAACACTCAGCCCATTGATCTGCAAAACTCTGTCCATCTGCATAGTCTTCCCAAAGAGCCAGAGTAGTATAATCTCCTCCGCCATCAGGCTTTATGGTCTTTATAGTTGGCGTTCCATTATTAGATGAAGAACAAGATGAGCATGAACATGAAGATGAGGAGCATGAGCATGAAGACGAACCTATCACAACTTCTAAAGCACCCATGTCCCAGGATGCACCTTGTGGCCTCCAATCATCTGCGGCTAAATGCAAGGCGTCATGATCAAACGCTGATATTGTTTTACCAGCATCAATGGCAACTGATGGTGACTTCGGGATTTCCCCACCAGGTCTCAATCTATGGTCTACACCTAATATCTTATAAAGACCAGTTGTGCTCTGACTTATTAAGTGGTCAGAGCCACCATCATCATCTGCTGTTGCGTCTTCACTAAGGTTATTATTCGCATTGAGTGTTCCAGTTGTAATCGTCGTTACAAAATCACTAATGCCTGATGTTGTGGCAATGTTATTTTCAATGGTAAGAGTTATTTCGGGGCCTCCGCCACTATTTATCTCCGCGACATAAATACCATAATTTGTAGAGCCATCAATAGTGTTGTTTTGAATGACAACTTCATGAGTATGGCTTCCTGATGTGGATTGTAAAGTTATCCAAATCCCATCATTAAATTCTGAATAAATTAAATTGTTTCTAATATATGTTGTCCCAACGTAGGTGACATTATATCCACTCATATATATAGCAGCGGCATAATTCTGTAATGGGCTATAAAACAGATTACTATCAAATCTACATCCGCCGACTGTAGAATAAATCCCCTCAGTGGAATTTATCGCGCCATGGAATCTTATCCCCTCAACTCTCGTATACTCTTCATAAATAGCAACGCCGTCAACATAGGCATCAAGGTCGATCCAAGCTCCAGAACTATTTATTGTTCCATCATGTCTCTCTGCCAATGGAGTGTAAATCTTTGGGTATTGAGAAGCTGTTGATGTCGCTGTCCAGGATAAAATAGCAACCTGTCCCAAATCTGCCACACCATCGTAACACTCTGCCCATTGATGGGCGCTTGCTTGTCCATCTGCATAGTCTTCCCAAAGCGCCAAGGTGGTATAATCACCACCGCCATCAGGCTTTACAGTTTTAATTTCTGGGGTGAAAACTCCAGAGGAAGATGAAGAGCTACATGAGGATGAGCAAGAGGAAGATGAGGATGAGGATGAGCAAGATGAGGCTTCCATAGCTCCCATGTCCCATGCCCCACCAAATGGCCTCGGACGCCAATCATCACTATCAAGATGAAGAGCGTCCCAATCAAATGCTGATATTGTTTTACCAGCATCAAAAGCGTCAGCTGTATATTTTAAGTTCCAATTGTCATCATAATCAACAAACTGATCAGTAGCTGTCTTGCTTATTAAATGACCAGTTCCACTTTCGTCATCTGCTGAGGCATCACCCGTGATATTGTTATTGCTTGTCTTGGTTGCAGACCCACCATTGACCCAATCAATATCCAATGTTCCCGATCCAAACACTGCGTTGTTTTCTGTAATAGAAGTTTTTGCACCACTATCATGATCTATTAATATTCCATATAGATCGGCTTTCACAACAGTGTTGTTGTAAACATCAACATCTATGTTGGCATTGCTAAAGTTTATTCCGTAATCACAATTCTCCGTGACCGTTTCGCAAACACAAATGTTATTCTGAATCGTCGCTTTGTCACCACTCGCAGCTGCTGCTGAGATAGCGATCAAACTCGCTGTTCCACTTACAGTGTTTCTCCAGAGAATAAGGTTGCTGTCAACAACACAACCTTCACCCGTATCTCCACCATCAAAAGATATTACATCAACGTTTTCACCTGTGCTTCCAGATTTTTCAATCCTCAAACCTTCAATACTGAGATATTTTACGGTAGCGTTATCAATAGCATTGGCGGTCGCCGAGCTATTGTCAATATATGCACCAGTACCAGCACCAGCTATGCCATCGTCTTGGCCAATGTGCCTCTCTGCTATTGGGGTATATATTCTTGGGTAGAATACATCATCTTCTGTGGCGGTCCAGGCGGAAAACACTACCTCTCCGAGATCCCCACCGTCATAACACTCTGCCCATTGATCCGCATCGGTCTGATCGTCTGCAAAATCTTCCCAAGTCTGGAGGGTAGTGTAATCCCCGCCACCAGCGGGTTTGATGGTTTTGATATTACCGTCTTTAGCAAGGGCACCCATGTCCCATGTGCCCTCAACACCACCATGAGTGTTGTCAATACCATCTAATGTGAAATCGGCGCTTAGATCTTTACCTGTTTTTCTACAAGGAGACCCTTCTATAAGATTGAAGTCGGTAGCTTCATCAACATAGATATCAGACGGGGTCTGATTTATTATATTTCCTGTTCCACCATGATCATCAGCGGTGGCATCATCAGAACAGTTATTATTCGCGGTTACATTAATAACCCCAACTAACCATCTAAAGTCAGTAGAGTTTGTTGTGCAGATATTGTTTTCGACAATAGCTGTCCATCCTGTTGCACCAGCTGATCTTACTTGTATTCCATAATTATGACAGCCATCTACTGTGTTGTTATAGATTTCGCAATAATGATCAATGGAAGCCTCATTGGAATAAAAGTATATTCCAAAACGGGTGGCATCTTTACCATAGATAATGTTGTTTCTTACGATTACAGGTATCGTTCTAACGCCAGAACAATAAATATCAGACCACGAATCGGAAGAGCCATAATCATTGATTATTAAACAGCCATCCAAAATTTGCCCACCGTCACCGGCAAGACTCATGGTACGGCCATTTATTGAAGATACTATTCTAAGGCCTTCAACACGAGTGTAATTCTCAGACATAGTCATCTGAGAGCCATCATGATTTATATACGCACCACCACTCGCGGCTGTACCATCATGGCCTTCGCCTTCGGCTACATATATTCTTGGATATAAAGTTGGCGAAGGAGTTGCTGTCCAAGATTGAACAGTTACTTCGCCAAGATCTCCACCATCATAACACTCGGCCCATTGATCCGCCGACCCCTGGCCGTCAGCCCAGCTTTCCCAGGTTTGGAGTGTGGTATAATCACCACCACCACCTGGCTTGATTGTTTTAATTGTGGGCATAAGTATTCTCTACTATCTCATAATCATGTCTCCAATTCTCTATGTTGTATTTTCAGTGTGATTATTGTTAAGCTGTTCTATCTGTTTCGTCTAAAATTAGATCCGCAATCACGAGGTGTGTTGGGTTAATAGATCCACCTGTTGGCGGGACCGGCTCTGACATATTGGACGGGTCTAATCCTGGAGACCCAATGAACATGTCAAGATCTATTTTATATTTTGATCTATTAATCATTTTCATTTTACTCATCCCATTTCCATCATCTTCTTCTGTGCAAATGCAATATGGGTAACTTACAACACTCTTTGTCAACTCAGCCTCTAAGACCGGATCGTCTAAAAGCGTGATAAGAAAAAATCTCTTTTCATCCCTACCCCATACTGCCGGTTGAGTTTTTACGGCTATTATATCGCCTACTTTTTTCTCTATTTTATCGGCGGCGGCAATGGCCCCAACGCCTTGTGATCTTCTTAATGAAGCGCATATTTCTAACATGATTATTATCTCCTATTTGATTTATGGGGCTATATATCCAGTGACTGTAACGCTGTGATTGACGACAGTCACTGATGTATACCCTAAATTAGTGTTTGCGGTTAGTTTGATCGGTGTTTTTAAGTTGGTTACAAATCCGCCATTTCCAGCCATGTAAACGACTCCTGTTACACTAACTGGAGTTCCCGTATTTTCTACTAATTTGATTGTCCCAGCAGTAGAATCATTAGACACTATTATATCTGTTATGTATAAACTAAGACCTGCTCCTGGAGCGGCTACTAATACGGTATTTGTTTGAGCAGAACTTTGATCGTCAACAATACTCCAATTATTAGGATGTGAGGATTCAACAAATTGTCTACCATATACATCAGCTATAAAATCAACTCGATCATCTTCAGCCACCGCCGTTCCTGGCGCTGTTCCATCGTGATTTTTAGCTTTACCACCAATCTTGAGTGGATTTCCACTGTCTGCACTGTCATGAGCCACGTCACCGGAAAGTCCGGGGATTGTTATAACATCGACTTGCATTTCAGTGCCTGAAACGGCTCCTGCTATTGTGCTAACATTAGTATCAATGTTATCAAGAACCGCATTGTCAGTAGCTGAAAGGTTTGCGGTTACGGTGCCATCTATTGTAATAGAACCTCCGTTATCGTCAATACTTAAAACTCCAGTTGAGTCAGATGCCATTGTAACTCTTAGGGCGGCAGCTTCCGTTCCTGAGCCTACGACATTTAATGGTGCAGGAACACTAAGAATATCAACATCACCAATATCAACGCCTGAGTTCGCAGAAAGTTTTCCAATAGCATTTGTTCCGGCGGGTAAAGAAGCTACGATATCCACTTGCATTTCTGATCCAGAAACGGCTCCGGCAATCGTTGTGATGTCAGAATTGTCTATTGTAATAGAGTTTCCACCATCAGATATATGAATAGCACCATCAGCATCCAGTGCAATAGCTCCAACGTCGCCATCACCCAATGTTCTTGGACTCGAATCATACCTTCCGCCAGATAAGAGTGGATTTCCAGCAGCGGCGGCATTTTCAGCAGCGTCACCGACAACCTCAATAGTATTTGTTGACGCTGGCAATACTTTAACGTCTACAGCTACGCCATTAGTCGCATCAATTGGACACACGCCAGCGTTTGTGGATGGATCTCCCAAACACACTACTTGTCTATGATTACCGTTTGATGCTTCTGTCCTGGTATCTATACTTATACCAGACCCCGCAGTTATGTCTACGTTTGAATCAGCCATTATATGTTTCTCCTGACCAGACTGTGATTTATGATAGTTCCGCCTACGTCAATTTGGATATCGTCATACTCTATTGAGTTCGCATCAACCAAATCAAGGACCTCTTGTGTCGTCTTTCCCAATAATGGCCTGTGTGGCCTCAAACCATACTTTAACATACTTGTCATAACTCCAGGAATATCTTGTACGATTCCCAAAATAACATGTTTTACATTCTTCCCCTTTGCCCACCCAAGGCCTGCTTGAACAATCTCTAATGCACCTGGAAAATCTAATATTCCAGGACCAAACTCATCCAAGCTAATATCATCATAAATGACTCCATAATCAGAGGGGATTTCATGACCATGATTCCAAACCTTATTCCCCTTCTTAAAAACCGCTCTGGAAACCACATCCAAAGAAGGTAACAGCTGGCAGCTTAATTCAGACTTTTTACCAGTGCAGTCTAAGAGTATTGTCGCGTTATCATTTGGATCAATATCATCCTCCACAAGATCTGTCAATAATAACTCTGGGCCTGTACTTGGAGTGGTTGGTTCCGCAACAGCAATTGACGGGTCCAGACCTGTCGTCCCAGTAAATAGATTGATATCCACTCTAAAAGAGGATATTGCTTCTATCTTAAAATCTTCCTCACCATCAATTATGGTATGTGTTTGTCTAATAAATGGCAATGACCAAACTTCCCTCGACCCCATTTCCATTTCTAAAACCGGATCATTCAATACAGTTATTAAAAAGAATTTCCTTTCCATTTCAGACCAAATCGCAGGAGACTTCTTCATAACAAGAACATCACCAATTTTTTTCAAATCAGTTTCCCCCTTGCTCCCTATATCTCCAAGATCTCCAGATCTCTGTAAACTAACTGCCATTTCTAACATTCTTATTCCTCCTGCGGTCTTAAATTAATACCCAAATATCGCCGCTTAAACCTTCATACTATGATACCCTAAAATATTAGAATAGGGTCAGATGAGATACCTGGACCTCTTGGTAACACGAATGATTCTTGCACAACAGATCCGGCATCCCATGTTCCCGAAAAGGTTAATGACAACAGTAAACCAACTGGAGTGCCCACGTTTCCACCGGCCACTCTCGTTGTCCCCAAAGCATCAGTGCTGAAACTGCCAAGAGCCACACCGCCATCCCTCGCTTCGCCAGAAGATAATAACCTGGCATGTGTGTTTCTATTTATTAATTGGCTTGATCCTGGCTTGTTCACAAGATTACCTTCACCGCCATTGTCATCAGAGGTCCCATCGGAGGTTATATTGTTTGTGCTAACAATCGAGTCAAAGTTCGTCCAATTTATATCTAACAACCCGCCTTCTCCACAAATATTATTTCTAAGAACGACATTTAATGTAACTGTGTCTGAAGTCTCAGTTTTTGTTCCAGTTATCCCATAAGAAGTAACATCAATTATAGTATTGTTGAAAATATTGCTATCGGTTTCAACGGGGTTTGTTGTAGCAATCCCCAATATAAGGATTCCGGTAGCTAATAATCCATTTCCAAAAACTATATTGTTTTGAATATCACATGTTTTGCTAACGGGATTAGAATCTACAATGTAAATTGCATTGGCAGTATTTGCATATGACTTCTGAATTAACAAATTGTTTTCTACTATAACACCATCCGACGTGACCATAGAAATTATCGAGTTTGCTGTAGATGTTGATTCCATTCTTATACCATCTATTTGAACATAATTAACATAATTAACAATTGAATTTCCTGTAGTGGATGATATGAAAGCTCCTGTGCCATCGTCTCTGGCATTATGTCTCTCTGCTAATGGAGTGTAAATTCTTGGGTAGATAACTGCTGTTGGTGTTGATGACCATCCTGATATAACAACCTCGCCAAGATCGCCGCCATCATAGCATTCCGCCCACTGGTCTGCTGTCGCCTCACCATCAGCAAAATCTTCCCAGGTTTGGAGTAAAGTATAATCACCACCACCACCTGGTTTTATCGTTTTAATTGTGGGCATTATAGATACTCTTTAGTAACGGTGTATTTTATCGAAACCGCTATCAACCTCGCATCTGCTGCCAAGAGATCAGCGACATGCAAAGGGTCTCTTGATACTCTAAATTGAAGGATCTCCCCAGCTTCAGGTGTGCCAGCGAGTGTAATAGCAGAAGTTTCCAAACTCGTGTTCCATTGGTTTTGACCATTATTCGCATCAGCAACGATTTGTACGGTCCCCCACGCTTGATCAATTGCTTCCCCATCTCCAAATGATCTTCCCTGAAACCGCCATGCAACACTACTTGTTGAAGCCGTATCGGCAAGCCAAATGAACTTAGCGACCATTGTCCCACCATCCCAATTCTCTGGAGACGGGACTGTCCATTCAGCATATTCCATAGTGGTCTGATCAAAATCTAAAACATATAGATTTACCCCATTTGTTACAAATTCAATTTCCGATGGCCCCGCCGCACCATCTGTAACTGACCCCCATCCTCCAGCTGCTGTTAGCCTTAAAGGTTTCTGAGGTCGAGCCGTTCCCGTATAATCAATTCCCGCTGTGGTAATATCAACATTGTTTGCTGTACCAACAGTCATTTGATCAAAAACTGGAGTGGATAGATCGAGATCTCTATCAGCCATTGTCAATGTTCTTGTAGTTGCTGTAGTCACACCAGAAATTTCAAAATCGACTATCTTTGTAGCGTCATCTTCATCCGTGAAGTGCGGCCCTTCAATAATGACATTTCCTTTTGTGGCATGAGATGTAGATCTAACAGTAAAATTATTACTCGAAGCATCACCACCAATCAAAGTTTGACCACCTGACCTGCCAGCAAGAAGTGGGTAAATACTATGGTCATCATCTGAGAGCCCAGTTAGCGCACCGTGATCTGCGACACCACCGACACCACCAGTTGACCCCGTAAAGAAATCTACAGATGGTTCTACAACGATTTCTGGAAGGTCATAAAAACCAGATCTTTTTCTATAGGCATATTCAATCGTTAAGTTTTCAATATCCGCAACCGCAACCGCAGTTATAACTTCCGTTGAAGGATCTATATAAACGAATGATATCTGACCCCTATCATCACCAGAATCAGAAAATGAATTTCCATCCGTCGCCCCACTGCCAACTTGAATCAAACCATATATTTGATTTTCTCCAGAATCTTCTAATGGCTTGTTTGTCGCAGAATCTCTAATCAAACACAGGTTGCCATTATTTGCGGCGGCATCAGTAGCATGAGATCCAATAGCGCCTGATAGTTGGGCTACGATGGACCCAAACGCTGTTGTGGCGATGGCGATGTTGTCAGAAGGCTTACCGGTTCCAAGAATTACATAGTTCTGACTTGACGGTACGGTTATATCTGTGGTTGTCCCAACCCAATACGTCAACGCCTTATCATGCAATGATTGCAAGTCAAACCCGTCTTCTAAAGCGTCGTACCAATTGGTCCTTCCACTTAAAATAAGCATCTGACTTCTTATGTAATTGAGATCACCCTCAAGGCTTATAGCAGATGACTCTGCATCTGTAACCGTTAAGGTATCGTCATAAGTATCTGATGTTCTTATTTGTGACGATTGTCTCAGGAATGTTCTAGCCACCTTTAGACTCCATTATAATGTTCAAAACCCTTGGTGATATATACAATTCCAAAGATTAACTAACCTTTATTTATAGCGTTAAGATTCTTCCACATATTGGAAGGTAATCTTGTCTCCAGAGATTGGCGCTGGAACATCCACTGAAAGTGTAATAGACGTTCTGCCAACGTCTTCTGTAAAGTCGTCAGGGCTCAATGCTTGACCATTTATAAACGGCCTGATCTGAGTAGTGACGTATACTTCGCTCCCTGGAAGAGTAAAAGTTTTATTCACCCCATCTGGAGACTCAACCGAGACCGCATTAAATTTCAATGTGCTGAGTCCATCATCTTCAGCATTAACAGTGACGCTACCGTCTGAACTATCATAACTGACAACTTCCAGTAGCCCAGCGGAGATTGCGCTTTTGATGTTAGCGAGGTTTCTATATTCATCCTGGACCTCAATTGTTTGTCCGGGAGTCATACTTATCCTGAAAGGTATCGTCTCTGGAAAATTCCCCTGATATGTTTCCTGACTGCTTATATCAAGAACGCCTTGGGAAAGAAGACATCGTAAAATCATCGAGCGATCTCCTTATTTATGAGCCGCTGCCGCATATGGAGAACCATTGACCTCATGGCCCCTTGTGTCCTCTCTAACGACTGTGGTGCCAATACTCGTAGCATCAAGCTCCAAATCGCCTTTAACACCATCTAAAAAGGCTTTAACCTCAGGAAAAATACCCTTCACGCCTATTATCTCCTTATAATACCTGCCTTTAGTCCTATTGGACTTGGCAACAAGATCATTGTAAACATAATTGGCATCATCTTCATTGTCGTCCAGGAAGTAATAATTTCTTTTTATTAAATATCTTCCAAGGTAGGCTTCTTTAAGATAGGCGCTTACCATTATGACCTTCTTACCATCACGTGTAATTCTATCTTTGGCTATATCAATATCATAATGTGAGTCTTCGATCTTCTTCGAGGCTATTTTTATAGATTGTACTTCACTATCGTCTTTCTTCATAGCCTCTTTCTTTATCGGATTCCCAGATATCTTTTTCATCAATTCTCCAATATCAACATTGGCTTTTATCCCCATGGATGAAAAAGCTTCAATAACAGCCTTCACAATCTCATTTGAATCTGACTCTCCAGAGGATGCTGTCTTGATCATCTTCACATCAGACGGCAGTAAATCCAATAGATTCTTCGCCCTTTGAATATCAGCAATGCGCTCAAAGATTGAGAAATCAGATGTGTTTTTTGAAATGGTGTCCATATTAACCTCAATGTGTTTGTATTTTATTCTACAATAATATCCCGATTCCCTATATAGACACAAAAATGACGCCCCGTTTCCAGGACGCCCTTTTCATTCGTTAATTTTATTATCTACCTACTTATGAGATCTGAAACCTCGCAAACTTAGCGATTTCGATCTTTTCCCCAAGCCGTTGCACTTGGTCATTGAGAAGATCTCTTACGGAAACACCGGAGTCCTTGATTGTTCTTTGATTAAGAAGACAGTGTTCTAATCTGAACTTTTTAAACTTACCGACAACCATTTTATTAACAATCTCGTCACTTTCACCATCGTACTCAAGCTCTGGCGGACAAATGCTATTTATGGACTGAGAAATGAAATACGCTCTTTCTTGAGCAATCCTTCCCTCTGAAACATCTTCGAAACTTATAAACTCAGGGTTTGAGGCGGCGACTTGCATGGCGACCTCATGACCAAAGTCTTTGAGCGTAGCCGCGCCAAAATCCGTTTCACAGTGAATTTCAACAATTGATCCCACCTTTGAGTTGTGGTGAGTGTATGTGACAATAATACCCTCAGTTGCATTCCTGTTAGATAAGTTTTCAGCGACCTCACCACTACCCTTACGAAGAACAATCTTCGCTTCATTAAGATCGTCGTGAGCTTTTTCTAATGCCTCTTTGCAGGCAACAATCCCAACTCCAGTTTCTTGACGGAGTTGTTTTACTTTATTAAGATCGGCCATGTTCTTTCTCGTTGTTTATCTGACAGTTTGATTCAATTGTCGTATAAATTAAGCCTGGGCTGTCGCCGTTACCTTGCTAACGTGATCATACGCCGATGTTTCATAAGGGAACTCAATCCAGTCATTCAAATGATTCATAAAGGAAAATTGTTGAGGTAAAAAAGTGGATGATTGATTTACAACTATTGCCGATGTTAAACGGAAGTGTCTGCCTTGAATTCTATTCAATGGTATAATGAAATCATGAAATGTGCTACCGGAGTCCGCAATGTCATCTACAATCAAAGTGGACTCTCCAATGTCTTCTTTGTTTGCAATAAGAGGTATATCAAGTTGGTGTGAAAGCATTGTGGCAAAAATTATCCCCCCTCTTGGTATCCCATAGATATTATTTATTACCAATTCATTGACTATGATTTCGTCATTCCAGTAATCAGTAGCCGTATTTATCCACTGCTCACACTCTGCCCACGTTACTTTCTTTATTTTTCTCATTGGGGATTCTCCACTCTTGTACCGGATTCTATCCAGCCCTGACTTGTCAATTGAATAAACTTGGCGCTACGAGAAAATTCATTCCAGTTTTTGGCTCCACCATAATATGTCATTGCAGTTCTCATGTTGGCTTCAATTTGTGCGCAAACCTCTTCTGTTTTCCCTGTATACTTCACTGCACCGGAAACGCCCTCTACTGATCTTAATTTATTTGACAATACAGATTGAGCACCCTTAGATGCCATCCCCCTATATTCAATAAATTTGTATTCTTCCTCATTTGTCGTAACATTCAAATTCTCATCATATTTTTCGCCCGGTGCCATATCAGTCGAAGCGAGCATCTTGCCCATCATCACCATGTCCGCACCAGCAGCCATAACCTTCATTATATCACCAGTGTTTTCAATTCCACCATCAGCAACAATGTAAGCTCCAGGTATCTTCACATCTGCACAACGCATTACTGATTCAAAAGTGGGGACGCCAAATCCAGTGTTTAATCTTGTTGAACAGATCGATCCGCCCCCAATCCCAACACGAATAAAATTCGCCCCGGCTTCAGCCAAATGCCGATAACCACTTCTGGTGGCAACATTGCCAGCCATGATAATAGCAAACGGACAATGCTCCCTTATGTACTTGACAGTCTCAACACAAGCGTTTGTATCACCATTCGCCATGTCAACTAAGAATCCAAATTGCCTTTTCACACTCGCCTTGTACTTATACTCTACAATCAACTCGTTTATCCAATCCTTCCACTTAAAAATGTTTCCGACAGATAAGAAGCAAAGGGATTTGTCTTTATTAACCTTACAATCAATAAAAAAATTAAACTGACTTGACGCACTATCAAAAAATCTGTGGATTGAGGTGAACCAATTTGTTTCTGAAAGATGATGGATCAATTCAGGGGAGCACACTCTATCCATAGGCGCATTGATTAACGGTGTCCCAGACAAGTCATTCTTATAATGATAACACAAATCACCATCACTCGTGCTCATATCTGAATACCTTGGCACCATCAATACATCATTGTAAGATAATGAAGTCTTTATGTCTCCCATCTACATCTCCCGTTAGTCGTTGATGTGACCACACTTATCACAACATTTTAATCCGTCGTCATTGGCGAATTCTTTCTCGCACTTTGCGCATACAATAAAAATACCATCATCAAGATACTCTCTGACTATAAAAGAGTTTGATCTTATTATGTTCGCGCTGTCTATTATTTCTTCAATTTCTTTATTCATTAATCAGCCTTCTACATCTGGAGTCTCACCGTTGAAAATAACACCAACACGATTGATGACCTTTGAAAACGGGGGCATGTCAAGAGTTTCAATAGACGCCCTCTCAATATGCAAGTGCGGATTCATCCTTGCCTCATGCTTCTCAGGAAGACCCTCAATTTCTTCAGCAGTAAACAAAGTTGAAGAGATCTCGCGACGAACAAAGACGCCTCTTTTGAAGAAGGTCGGATAATCATTCCAATTGACACCCTTATTTATAAGCATGTCCATCATTTCAGGACCACTCTTGTTTTCAAGGTCCCTGTGAGAATAATACGCTCTCGCGGCCATTGACTTGCTATTCTTGGTCGCATCTTGTTCGCGCCAAAGAATAGTGTTCGCTGCTTCCATCATGTTAGGAACATTCCACACTCTGCAATCAAACCTGGGGCGGCTGTCTGTCTTTTCGGGGATGTATTCGACAAGATGTTCGTTAAACGTAAGACTGGCGAATGAAGCCATATCTCCAACGAGTTTTTGGATTCTACCATCATATGGGATCTGACTCTTCACATTATCACTATAAAGGATAAGTGAGATTTCGTCAGACTGGGTATACCCAATAAGCGCATTGTATTCCTTAACCAAGTTCCTCATGGTATATTCCATAAGGAGAGACATTCGGACGTCATATGGTCTTTTGAGACCATTAGTGAATTTGGAAAAGCACTTACCATCAATCCTGACCATGACGGGAAGAAGAGGCATGAGCCTACGCCCAGCCTCTTCCATTTCATAGCCTTTCATACGGTCTCCATCCGCATCGTTTTTCATTGCATTACTCCATAAAATTTAAGTGATATTATCGGGTAACATATCACATCAAACTCGAATTTCAAGTCCATCCATGGAATTTTACAAAACCAACGGTTCCTTGTGGCCTCGTGCATACGCGGTTTGAATGGCGTTTTTTACTATAGCATAGCTTTCAGTCGTGCCATCATACTTGACTACGTTAGGATGTTCAAATCCATCATTGTGTGGAAGCGCGGGCATGATCACAAGTCCCCTACTTCTCTGTTCGAGCCAGGGCTCAACAAAACCGACATAATCATCAAAGAGAATTTTCCCATAAACAATACTCTTCTCAGTAGTAGTGTTCATATCGAATCTGTCGCTTTCAACGATACTGGATTGCAAATTTCTTCTGCACCATTGAAACTTTTCAGTCCAAGAATTTTCAGAAGTCCATGCGGCTTTTGATGTGATGCAAATGGAAAACCCTGCTTCAACAAGCAAGTCGAACACTTCAAATCCCTGCGGGATCTTCTTAAGGTTTCTCCACCACCCTTCCTGCGATCTGACAATCCTCATTCTATTCTTAACATACGAAGGAACATCGTCGTCCCAAAGATTGAACATCTTCTCGTCTTGAGACGCCAAATCATTCATACCCATGAGACGACCCTCTTTCCACTCATGCTCAACTCCATTATGTAAACCATCATCATGATCACAAAGTGTCCTATCAAGATCCACGAGTGCTATCGGATCACCGTCTTCTCTACTGTTATTCATTACTTTTCCCTTGAAATAACTTTCGCCACCTTGACTCCGCGAAAGCACGTCTGAGATCTCGACTGGCGCGGCTGCGAGACCGGCTTCCTCTCTTTTCCGCCTGTAGTCGCACAACCATCATATCTCTCTATTACTCTACTCATGTTTAAGGCGTTGTCAAGCCCTGAAACAAAACTTGCTATAGTTTCATCCCGCAAGTCGAGTATCATTTCAAGAACTGTCCTGTGGATTTTCCCCCTTTTCGTCGGCTTAATAGAGTTGGTTCCAACAAGGAAGATATCATCTGTCACCTTTCCGTCTAACAATTTCTCAACTTCATTCTTGATCAATTCTTTCGAGGCACTATCCTGAGAAAACAAATGATCAATAAGCTCTTCGCCAAATTCTGTGGCTTTAGTTCTTGCTGGAGAAATCAATATCTCATACAAGTACTTTTGAGCATCTTTCATATCGTTATTGTTCATGCTCCTACGCAAAAGCTCTTTTTTCCCTGCGGAAGCATCAATATCTGCAAGCTCATCTTCACTTAATCGCTCTCTGCCTCTTTTGGAAATTGTACTGAGCCTCTCTTCCCTTTCATCATTCAATTTATTTCTAATGTCACGATGATCAATATCACCCTTACCTGTTTCTTCCTTTATCTCATTTTCGAATTCTTCAACAATACCGCAAGTATTTTTCTCAAGCAATTCCTTAGTCATGGCTCTCTTATCTTCTTCTGAAGTCATGTGTACTCTTACATCTGTCATCCCAGTGTGTCCAAAACCACCAGCGCCACGTTCTGAATCCCCCAACTCATCTACTTCTACAAATTTAGCCTGTGAGACCGGAGCGATAACCATTTGAGCAATCCTGTCGCCCTTTTTTATCTTGAAAAATCCATCGTTACCAGATTCTGGCGGTGGGGGTTTTGAAAGATTGATCAATAAGACATTTACAGGCCCTCGATACCCAGAATCAATAGTCCCCGGAGAGTTGACAACCACTATGCCCTTTTTGGCAAGGCCGCTTCTTGATCTTATTTGCGCCTCATAACCAACTGGTAATTCAATTGAAATTCCAGTCTCAATCATTGTTGATTGAAATGGGGAAAGAGAGGCGTCGTGAAGGGAGACTAAATCAACACCAGCATCACCAGGCTTTGCATATTGAGGGATTACGGCAGCGGCACTTAATCTCTTAATACTGACAGGGATAATTCCTGCCACGTGGTCATTCATAGCTTGAAGTGCTGCTTGCGTTTTATTTTTCGGATCGTTTACATTGGTAATTGTAGTTCCCATAGCGATTTCCCCAACCGCCTTTTCAATTTCTGCATCATTCATAGTTAATTCTCCTTGTTCTTATCGTAGTTAAAAAAAATTTGCGGTTAACCTAATTGGGGACGAGTTATACCGCAAGGTTGCTCTACCAGTTAACCGCCTGGCTATGCGTTCGATCTTGGCGATTTTACACGAGCCCGCAGGCCCACTTACGTATCACAGCGAAGATCGTATTAAACAACATGTGTATGAGTCTTAATTGCTCCAGCGATGTTGTAAAACGCAATCGAAATTAGTGTTGGCGAACTTGCGCTAAAACTAATCGGTTGGCCTGGAACAACAGTCCTTCTCGTAGGATTCAACTCTGACCCCGAATCAACAACTTCAGTTGTTGGAACGGCAGCGGCAGTGTTAAACCTACACCAAAAGTCTCCATTAGCGGAAAATTCAGCCACTTCTGCGCCTACGGGAACCGTTATTGATTCAGGAGTGTCAGCCGCCAGAACGACATTGTAAATAATGTCTGACTGTGGGTAAAATCCACTATCGTTTTTGTTCTCGTCATATTTTAATATGAAATCTTTCATGTTTAACCTCTTAAATGATAAATGGGTACTAAGTCTTCATAATACTTAATACCCAAATATCTCATAGCTTCCTCTTAATTGTTGGCCCCAGAACTTGGATTTGGCTCTACAGAAACCGGTGGGGCAACTTCCAAAATAACCTCTGGTGGCGCTGGAGCGGCCTGGAATTTGTAGTCCGCTACAGCTTCCTTGATCCCCTTATTGAACGCTCTCAAGATCGCAAGCCTTTCTGCGCCTACAATATTGTCGATTTGATATCTCTCATCAAGTCGCATCCAATACATATTCAATGTTTCAACTCCAAATGCAATCAAAATTGCACTCTCTGGATCATCAGCGAATTCAGTCATTACAGCGTTCGTAATCAAGCTCTTGATAACGTCGTTACTGTTTTCATCAGTAATCAAAGCATCAAATTGATGGTATACATACTCAAGTATTTCAACTTCTTTCGCGCTAAGATGAGGTTTTCCAACCAAATATCCAACTCCAACTACACGGCCAAACTTTTCGGCATCAGCAGTGCTGACATCAATTCCTCCTACTCCGCCCGTTCCGCCTGTAGTCGCACAACCATTGCCTAACACCGCCATTAGGACCACCATCATTCCACAAATTAACTTCTTCATTCAATCTCTCCTTTTATTTTGAGGCATCGTAGCGTTCTGCTTTTTCTAATAGTATTGAAAATTGGCCATTTGGGAGCCACCAACCTTCAGCGCCATTATGAACCAAAGGAATCGCCTTATGTTCCTGTGGTATATATATTACCTGAGGCGTTCGACACCCAGCAACCGAAACTAACATTCCTACAATAAAGATCAATTCCATCGTATGTTTTCGTAATCTTCTGTTCACTTCGTCTACATCCTTTTCTTTTATGGCTGTCGCGCCATCTGACACTTCATCCTCTAACTTGTTCTTCTTTCTTTTCTTGACTTGATCGCCAGAAGTGAACCATTTGCTCCAAGAAGCAATTGTACTCATGATACTTGAAAATGCACTCATTTTTAATATTTATTGTTATAGGTTAGTGTCCAATTAAGGATTGTACACCATATTTACTTTAGTTTTCGTGGTTAAACCTTGGAATTAACAAAAATCCTTTCCCCTTTATCATTTAACTCCATATCCTGGAACACATTGGGGAATTCTACAGAAAGTGCCTCGGCGATTTGGTCACAACTGATTCTAATTTCTTCCTCAGCGCCTTCTGAAGTCCTCATTTCAACAATGTGCCGCCAGGATCGCAAATTTCCTGTGACCAGTATACATGTTGAAAGACCAATCGGTGCAATTCTTCTAAATGCCGACGTGAGAAGCTTTTTCGTGTGAAAATCCTTCATATTATCGATATCATAAATTTCGGCCAATTGTGTTTGCCATTGCTCCATTTGAGTGATCGCACCCAAGAACAATTCTATCGCTGCATCATTTTCTTTGATCAAGGTGGGAATCCAGAAGCTTAAATCATTAAGTCTGACATATCTTAAGCTTTCCTGGGAAAAAGCCGTCCCGGCTCTGTGGCGGGTTATTTCATGAGTTAAAACACGAGACACGTCTTTGAGGATAAAGCTCGCTGAGACGTGTTCAAGGATTGATCCATGCTTGTGCTTGAGAACATTGGCAATGTAGTCCCTGTTGCCCTCTCTGACTTTTTTTACATTAGGATTGGTGGCGAGTGGCTTCGCCGGATCATAGGCCTGCCAGCTTCGATAGCACATTCGGCCTGCGGCTTCGATTAAATTCTCCCCATCTGAAACCGAAATGTCAGGGTCCCAATCGGGATCTCCTATATCATCAAGGTATGAATTTAGACCAATGTCGTTAAGGGAGGTTATCCCAACTAAGTATGATTCTGGACTATCAACTATTCTCATCGCTATTCTCCTGTTTTTATTTTCTTAGCCCATTAATTAATCTTATCAAAATTAGACAATGGGGATCTTCCTTGTTGTCATTACTCTGCTACAGAGGTCTGTGTTGTAGGTTTTATGCTACATTTATCGTATTTGTCTGCAATCTCTCTTAACATCTCTGGAGAATCTTGTGCTAAATCATTAGTGTAAATAATTGAACTTTCTATTATTCCACTGATCAACCTTTCAAGATTGTCACAATCCATACTATCACTTTTCCCTAACTCTGAAGCGAGATCGTCAATATGTCCAAACGTTCCGTTTGATAAAAAACATTACTTTCTTCGCCTCTCAGCCTTAATCATTTTAATAATCGACTCTAATGCCTCAGCATTTCCGATTGCGTCATTGACGGGATTGTGATCGTGGCGCGTATTACGAAGCTTCCTCTTCAAGAGATTTCTTCTTGTTCTCAGATTCTTGCTGAAATACAACCAACAATGGTTTCAAGAATTGCCAAGCTCCCCAAACGATTACACCAAATACTACTAACGGAATGATACTCATGTTCTCTTCTCCTTATCTTTAGTTGTAAAAGCTGTTAGCTTTCGTATTACCGTCACTTCTTCTCGTCTGGTGAGTAGAGGGGGATTCGAACCCCCAAACCGTTGATTCTAAATCAACGAGGTATGCCAGTTCCCTTCATCTACCCCAAGTCTTTGTTTGTTGATGACAATTTGGACACAATATTCTTAAATTTTCTATTCTGTTATCATTATTTATTCCGTTTTTATGATCCAAGTGTAATGTGATTTTATTTCCAAGCCATTCATTTATTTTGCAAATGACAACCACAATGAAATAGGTGGCAAGGGCACATAAAATGTCCACCCCCCTCATCATTTATAGATAATTCTATACCGCATGAGTTTCCCCATAGATTCCATTCAACGCCAACATTACTATGCTGATCAGAATAGGTTAAAAAAATCTACCATTTATTGGGAACGCCGTCGAACCATCGTTTATGAATTGTGTATGCATCAGTGTTTCTCTTCTCTATGAACCTTAGTTAAATTAGACAGCGCCTCGGCTACGCCCTGCCGCGCTCTCCGTCGTCGCGAACTTCATCAATGCATTGGGCACCCGGCTGGTGTCCGATATTCCCCGTCAGTAGCTAACTAAACGAGTTGTATTATAGGGCGCTGAAATTTTCTAAGTACTCAACCTTGTTTGACCTTTTTTGACTCTTAACCTTTCTCTCAAGCTTCATAGCTTCAGATCTTGAAAACCCAGTTCGACATGTTAAAATTGTCACTGGCCTACGTGTCTTTGTATATTTAGCTCCCTTACCACTGTTGTGTTTAGCAACCCTCTTTTCAAGATTGTTGGTTATTCCAGTGTAATAAGTCCCATCACTGCAAACCAGGATATACACAAGCCAATCAGTCATGACTTCTCATCTTGTGTTTCTTCTCAAGCTCTCGTCTACGCTCTCGTCTATATTGTCGAGAAGTCTCATATCCAGTTCTGGAAACCGACCTCTCTCGATCTTTCTTAATAATTAATCTGGCCATTTTCTACCTCATCGCTTCCGATAATTTATATTTTTAAGTAGTGTTATTTACCACTTCATTTGGTTATATTATACCGACAAATTGAGATTTTTCAACCCCGTTACAAATATTTTGCGACATGCCCAGGATTATTATCCATCTTTTTCTTGCAAAAAGAAGGTTCGTCTCGAAGGATTGCCATGACCATTCCCCCACCATACTGAGGGTAGGGTTTTACTTCCCAAAATGGGTGAGCCCTAAGATAAGGAACTATCACCCTGCCTTTACGACACGCAAGCTCAGACTCTCTTGAGATTGTTTCCTCATACATCGTGGCATTGTCAATAAGAACAATGCTCCCGACAATTAAATGAGATTGCATCAATTGGAATTCTAAAAAAGTCATCATTGCAGATGGTGCGCCATCAAGAAAAAGAAGGCCAATTGGTTTTTGTTCAAGATCCATTTCTGGAAGAGTGTCTAAACTTGGGCCAAGGATAAACTTGGTTGAGGGGCAAGTTTTTGAAACCCTTTCAATAGTCTTCTCAGCTATTTCAAGTGTATATCCAATACAATCATTCTTTTTGCAAATCTTCTCGACTATAACCGTAGACGCTCCGGCACCGACTTCAATTACTACGGAGTTTTCAAGCAACTTTATTTCATCAAGAATTATTTCTAACATTGGAATTGTTGATTGTGACATAAATAAACCTTTAGTTTATCTTCGTGTATAATGAGATCAGATCCTACCTGGGGACATTAAACATACAGAGTAATTAATATTAATACCTCGCAAGAGAGTTCCCCTAACCAAAATGGTACTCGTAATTATTGACGAGTTCATAAATGGCCAAATGTAACACTTATCATTACATTTGGCCATTTATAACACCAGCACAAATGCCACTCTTGCCATCTCTACACTTGTGAGAATACGCTTCCTTTGAGTCTTCAAAGGTCATAAACGGGTGGTGATCTATCTTGCTCCAATTATCATCTGTGGTCAACCCATCTTTCAAATATAGAGGGCGTCACAATTTGAACAACTACCAGATAATTCTCTGCCAAATTTATCCATTATTTTTTCCAGGTCCATTTCTTGGTTAATTCTTTGTCAAGATCAATCCCCTCTTGCTCCGCGAATAACAATAAGAATCCAAAGACATCGGCCATTTCCTGAGACAATGATTCTTTAATCTGTCTCTTAGTCTTTCCCTTCTGCCGCCCACGATTAGTCAACATTAAAAAGGACTGTAAGCATTCGCCCCACTCTTCCCCAGTCTTGAGAGGGAAGTAATCTCTATCAACTACTATGTCGGGAAATTCCTGACAATACCTTGTCATAGTCTTATTAGCGAGATCCGTTAATCTTTGCAATTGATTCTTTGCCATTTTATGCCCTCGTTTAAGTAATTTTTATAAGCATTGATTGTATCCATTAATAAACCCCATCTTGTTTCCCATAAATAATATCCTTTTCGTTTATGTTCCCATGATACTAATGTGATAATATGTCCCATCAAATGCCGCTGATATATCAACCCCTTCAGAGATCAACCATTTAAGCAAGTAATGCTCTTCAGGTTAGTTCCAGATCGATACTAATGAATTACTACTGTGAGTATAGATGTCCTCGTCATTAAGTTCTGACTCAACTTCATCTGGAACGTCATCATTGCAGATTAATGTAATAGGTGGTTCGGTGGCGGTTCTGACTGAAACGTATGGTCGCCCGATTTCCCAATGGGTTTTGGGGTTGATAAATAAATTAGAAGAGACATATAAACAATGTCTCGCATAAAGAAGAGACCTTCGGGTCTTTTTTTACTTCCTTAAATTAAGTTCCTTGTATATTATTTAATGATCCTCTAAAATAGTTTATCAATAGAGTCTCATTGAATTTTAAAATTTTTTATATTTCTTGGATTAGAAAAGAATCCTTCGTGTAGTAATTCATTTGCTACATTGTATGTATTCGATTATGGTTTCTAAGCTTCTTCCACTTTTTGTGTCCTAATTGCATTGATGAGGCTCGTCTATGTGATCATCAAATTCTACCTGAATCTTTGCCAATTCCTTTTGAATGTACTCAATGTTTAGATCCTGGACCGCGTCGTCAGGTAAAGCCCCAAGTTCTCCACGGGGCCACTTAATTCGAAATTCTTCATTGGTTGCAACGGAGTCTTGCATACGGATAACGTCTAATTGAAGTTGCGCTATCTGTCCTGTCAGGCTGAAATAGATGCCAGCCATTGATAATATCATGGCAAGTATTCCAACCAAACTTTTAATGTCTATCGTCACAGTATTTGACTCATTCAAACTTAAGTTTTTTTCTTCTTTTTCCATTATTTACACCCCCTCTTGATTGGTACATCATTTTCATCTATCTCCTGATTACAGTTGAATAGTATATAAATTTATTTTCACATTAGCCTACAGTTGAGGGTTACTATAGCGAACGTCTGAAACTTTTCAAGTCTCTATAGCAACAATGCATTGTCCCGTGCCACGCGTCGTTTCTGTCTCGTGATATTTTCTGAAACCGCCAAACCCGTAAATTGCTCCCCGTAATGAATGACCAATTCGTTAGGATCGTGGATCATTGGATTGAAAATGTGATGGAAACGACCATTGATCATCTGACTAATCAAAATAGCAATCGCTGAGCTTCTACTTATTCCAGCGGTGCAATGAACAAGGAACGGTCTATCATTCTCTTTGGCCTTCAAAGCAGCCCATTCAAGGATTCTCTTAACCTGGTCGGGCTTGGGAGCAAAGAATTTGCTCTCAGTGCTGTCAACATCATCAAATGTTTCAACACATAAGAATTGTTCTTCCATGTGTTCATCTATAAGAGAATAGCATATTGTTTCTGTTGGTATTGGATCTGTGTAGGTTCGGAGTGATATTACATTGAATTCATCCTTAATATCTTGAATGAACCTTCCCGTGTAATCAACTCCTTTTATCTTTATTGTTCTCATTGGAATTTTATTGGGATTTTCTTGGGTTATTTTTTTCAACTCATCATTTTTAATTAGATAAGCGTCAATGTTTTTACGTTTCTTCTGCTTTGCCTTCCAGAGCCTATGTACGCCATCTGCGATCCAAAGCCCGTCTGGATATTCTACAACAAGTATAGGGAATTTCAAGTCCGCATCGTTAGCTCTAATTATAAACAGCGGATGTCCTGGAAGATCTTCCCCTCGTTCATGATCTGAAGGCTCAAGGTTATTCATCAACTTGCTGATTGGAATTGATACTTTCTTTCCATTTTCGACTGCGTATTCATGGAGATCAGGAACGCGCCATGTCCCTGTCTCATCTGAGAATGTTTGATCGAAAAAGAATCGGGCTTCTTTGAAAATGTAAGATTTATACCAATTCACGTTATCAGTCTTATGAAAGGATTATTGTATATAGTATATTTGTCTATATAACCACAAATATCCTGCATTTATGTCTGAGATTGTAACATCGTTATCTTTTAGGTTCTCAAATACATTATCCTATCGCCGCCAAACATTTTCCAAAATTCAGTCCTTAAAATATAATGACCACAATCTTTCTCGTCTTTAATTCGCTTCTGAATGTTCGCCGTCTTTATAAAAGAAGATGCGAAGTTGGCATTTATAGGGACTTTAAATAGTTTTTTTGTATATTTCATTGCTTATCCAAATTTGGTGGCCTCGTAGGGACTCGAACCCTCAATCTCTTTCGAGCCTATGATTCTCAACCATAGATGTATGCCAATTCCATCACAGCACCATTAATTCATAGATAATTGTTTCCACCATTTGTTTCTATAATAACTTCTACTTTCCCTCATTCCTCTTGAAAATGTTTCAGTTTGAGAATGACAATTAGGGCAAATAATCTTTAAGTTTATTTCTTGACAATCAGAATTGTCTCCATTTATATGATCAAGTTGCAATCGTAGAGGTTTGTCGCCCCACTTTTTAACCCCACAATCTTCACATTTATATTCTCTTTTGCCGCTTCTTATCAAACGTCTAATCAAGGTCTCATTTTGTGTTTTATGGTTACCTTTCCTAAAAACATGTTCCCATGGAGATTCTATTTTTCGAGAAACTATATCAACAATTTCATCCGTCTCCCTTGATTTCCCAAGCGACCACCCTTGACCTGTGAAATGAGAAGTGTCTATTTCAAATTCTTTAAACTTACCTTTAAGAAATTTATGTATACCACCTGATGGTTTATATCCCAATTTACGCTGAACCTCTGAAACACTTGCAGATTCTTTAACCACATTCTCAAGATGTTCTTTGCTCTTTATTTTCATATAAATACTCCTTTGTATAAAGTATTCTTCAGAAATGGTAAAGACACCTTCATTTTAAAACTTCGTGTCTGCCAAAATTCCACCACAAGGCCTTAATTTAGTCAGTTGATTTTACTTTCTCTTCAAAAATATCACCAGGTCCAGGTTGTCTTTGATTCTCATCAATGATCGCTTGGCATATGTTGTTAATGATAACAGGCAACTCACTATTCCTATATCTTTCAAGAAGACTTTTTATAATGTCCATCGCCTTTGTCTTATCATCGGCGACCTTCACGGTCTTTTTATTATTTTCTATAACTCTCATAAATTGATCTCCATTTGGTTTTCATATTATTCATGAAAACACTTCTTAGACCCTTGTTATTAGTATACAAACTATCTTTAAAAAAATAAAAATCCATGACCGACGCTAAACGGAATTGAGTGCTGACGAATGACATCATCGAACGTTACTCATATTTCAATTTTCAACAAGAATTAAAATTCTCCCATGTCCAAAACACAGGCTCCACTTAGTGAGACTTTCGTCGGCATGGATAATACTGGTGGCCCGTGCGGGATTTGAACCCGCAATCTTCAGGTTGAAAACCTGACGACTTAACCAATTCGTCCAACGGGTCATTTATATTCTTTAACCATTACAATATCTCAACAAGCCTATATCTCAAGCCCAAAACAAATACAAAGTTGCTATAGAGTGGGATTCGAACCCACGGCCCTGATCAATTGGGCACCTCCTCATCCAGCCGGATGCTTTCCACATAAAACTATAAAATGGCAGAAGAGACAGTAGCCGCTACCCTGCGATCTTTCGGCCAACTCTTCCTAATAATCTTCATCCTCAGGATCAAAAAAACTGTTTCGTTCAATTGACACCATATCAGTGGTAAATACAACCCCTGGTATCTTTTTCCAATTATACCCACCACCAGTTTCGTAATTTCCAGGATGAATATCTAAATCAAAAGCCTCGCTTCCTTCATAAGCTATAGCCCATACATGCTGCTCTCCAACTTGGGCCGAAACAGAAGTGCAATCAATTCCATTCATTGTCAAAACATCACATATTCCATCAGCAATGTCTTGACATATCCCACCACACCCAAGCCATACATCAATTCCATCTTCATCTTGATCCCAGGCGTCGTAAACACTTTGTGACTTAGTGACCATTTGTGGAACAAGAATTTTTATTCTCTGCTCAAGATCTACATTTGATTTTTTATACCAATCCATTATTCACCTCACTATATATTTCTGAATAACAAATCATATAACCTTTTAATTGGTGACCTCGTAGGGAGTCGAACCCTAACACCCTTTCGGACACAGGATTTTAAATCCTGCCGCGTCTGCCAGTTACGCCACGAGGCCATTTGGCAGAGGGAGTGGGATTCGAACCCACGGGACGCTTTCACGCCCTCCTGTATTCAAGACAGGTGCCTTTAGCCACTCAGCCACCCCTCCGATGTTACCCTATCTCTGCTTGCATTCTTTCGGTAAAGATATTCATAATTTCAGTTTTCTGCCAGTCTTCAAGCTCTAATGGAATTAATATACATGAAAACAGGTGAATGTCAAGTCTAATAACATCTGAAAATGGTCAGGATACTGGGAGTCGAACCCAGAGTACTCATGCTTCCAGAGCATGCGGCTTACCAACAAGCCCTCATCCCTATAAAATGGCTACCCCGCTTGGATTTGAACCAAGATAAAACAGCTTCAGAGGCTGTTGCATTACCAGTTATGCTACGAGGCATCTTATAAATTGGTATCGCTGACCAGACTTTCCTACACTCCGATAATACACAGTAAGTCCACGAAACGTGGACATACTATGCATAATACAACCAATTTATTTCAACAACATATCCTTATAAACTTCTTCCATTGCTTCTGCAACCGCACATAATTGATCTCCATTCAATACTTTAAACGCTCCATTCTTAGTTAAAACCCCAATCATATCTTCTCCCTTCAATCCATCTTGAAGTAAAACAGTAACCAAAGTTTCAATTAACTTACGATTTCCAACATCATCATAATGCAACCCTTTCATTGTATCTCCTTAAGTCTTATCCCCATACGTTCTTTGCCATAAACCATACGAGCCAAGAACATGATGCGACTATTACAACTACCAAACCAATAGATATTTCTAACATTATTATTTCTCCTTAAGTCTTATTGCCACTAAGAATAAATTCTTTTTGCAATTCTATTTCCATATTCAACCCAATCTTAACAGCTTTCATGATTGCCATTTTAATCTCTCCAAGAAGAACAAAATTCTCAGGAACTAACTCAATTAAATTTGGCAATTCACTTCCTGCAATAATATCATTCGCTATATCATCTATTTTATTCATTTTATAATCTCCTATTATTAAAACTGGTC